GAACACTTAGAACACTTAGAACACTGAACTCACTACGCAGACTACGTGACTAGCTTAGGGTGGCTAGGAAAACTAAGTAGAACTAAACGTGACTTAGTTGAACATAGCAAACATAGTATAGCTTAGAGTACACAGCTTTTCTTAGAGTGACTAGGAAAGTTCGGAGAGCGAAGCCAGCCCACCCACCCAACAAAAATTTGTTGTATTCATGGGTAGACTAGGTTGTCCCTAGTAAGGCTAGGTTGTTCGTTGCTACGCTCGCTACGCTCGCTACGAATATAGCTCCCCTCCTCGTTCCTCGTCGGGGCGTGGTTACGACATGGCGCGCTTGATGCCCCCCGGGGGTTTGGACCGTCGGGTAGCCCGAGGGGTATGCATAAACACAGTACTTTACGCACGACATTTCGCAAAATTCAGAAAATCCGAGCTGTACAAAGTTTAGATGGGCTGTTACTAACCCACCAAACGAACCAAGTTAATCTCTACTGTCAAGTACGCTTAGTTTTACAAAGCGCACTATGTTCCACCGGGCAAGCCAAGAAATACTAGACACTCTCCGCTCACCTCAACCTGTCACCGCTACTCGCAGACAGTACACCCCCCAATGGACGACACCCCCTACCTATGGGGGCATATCGCAGTTCTCTAAAAATTTTTGGGTAAAAAATACCCCGTAAGGCTCAAGGTAACCTACACGGGGTGGAGAACTTAGACAACCAAAAAAAGGAATCCTACCGAAAAAACAGACACTATTATACACACTCGCTATTCTCTGTCAACACCTTTTATGTTAAGATCCACTAATAAGATTACGTTATTATAAGGTGGTGCAATGAACACAGTTCAACTAAAGTTGGAAGATGAGTATCATGACAAACTGCTCGCATTCTGTATGAGAAACGGTGCAACGAAGTCAGATGCAATTCGCTATATGATAGATATATTGAAATTAACAGGGGCGAGCGATGTCGAATTTGACAGATGGTATGACAATAGACACAACATTGCCTGATGAACAAGCAGGTACACAAGTCGCAGAAAACCAAGCACTCCCAGACCTTTCTGATATTCTATCCAGCATAGATTTTAATGCTAAGCCGATGGAGTATGGGAAGACGGCAAACCACGGGCACTTCCATGTTGGTAAGTGGGGTGCGTTAATTTTAGAGCTTATCGCAAATCCTGCGGACGAGGAGTCTATTCTAGAGACGTATGGCTTAACTAAGTATCAATACGAGAACCTAAAAGCCAGTCCGTTGTTCCAGCAGGTCTATAAAGAGACAGAAAGCGCGGTACTTTCGCAGGCAGCGAGTGGAGCATTTCACTTAGCCGCACGGCGTGTAGCAGAGCAAGGGCTAACGGTAATGGAGAACATTATCGCCTATGGTGATGATAAGGACAGAATCAAAGCCTTTGAGACCGTCACTCGCCTGGCCAACCTAGACCCTGCTGTGCAGGCTAAACTAAAAGAAGACAAAGTGGTACAAAGTGGTGTACAACTTGTCGTGAACTTTGCACCTGGGCTTGAGCCACCGAAGGCCTTCCAAGGGTCGAGTGCGACCGTTATTGATGTTCAACCGGAGAAAGTAGATGAGATTTAAACTAAGTGACAAAAACAAAGATGCCCTTAAAAGCAGTGTGATGGTAGGGGTGAGCTTCGCAGTGTTCTGGTATGGGCTGGTGTCCTACGCGTGGAGTGAGCACGTGAGCCCTCTATTAGTAAGTGGGATAATGTTCGTGGTGGGCCTAGTCCTTGGGCTGGTTACTACGTGGTATACAGAGGAGTAGTCCATGTCACAGATTGTGATGCCGACATATAAGCCATCTCCAACAGCGATAAAGTTCCATACCAGTAATGAGTTCGTGCGCGGCGTTATCGCAGGGGTTGGTACGGGTAAATCAGTAATGATGATACAAGAACTGCTGCGTCGGGGGTTTGACCAAGCACCTGGGCCAGATGGCGTGCGACGGACTAGAATGGGGTTAGTTCGTTCAACATATCCTAACCTTCGTCTAACTACTATTAAAACATTTAGTGAGTGGGTACCACCATTGCTTGCACCGGTTAAACAGACCGCACCAATGACGTCACGCTTTACAGGTGGGCTACCAGATGGGACACGGTTCGATATGGAGTTCGTGTTCATTGCGTTGGAAAACGTGCAGGACGTACAGAAACTCAAATCCATGGAGTTCACCATGATTTTTATCAACGAAGCGCGAGAAGTGGCCTTTGAAGTTTTTGATACGTGTAAAGAGCGGGTGGGACGTTTCCCACCTTATGATGAGCGCACGAACACAGGTGGTTGTACATTTAGCGGTGTGATATTTGATAGCAACCCACCGGGAGAAGACCATTGGATAGCCAAGCTTGATCGTAACCCAACGGAGAGTAGTAAGATTTTCCACCAACCTGCACCGTTTATAGAGAAGGTGAATGCCAAAGGTGAGATAGAGTATATTGACAACCCGGACGCGGAGAACTTGGAGTATTTGAATCAGAAACCACCACCGGAAGGAGTGGTGTATACGCGTGAACAACGACGTGCGTTCGGGTATGCCTACTATCGCAGACAGTTGGACGGTAAGCCTAAACACTATATTGACACCGAGATTATGGGTAAATATGGGAGCAACTTCGACGGCCGTCCTGTGTATCAGGAGTATTGGGCTGAAGAGATGGTGTGTGAGTATCCGCTTGAAGCTAAGTATGGCTATCCTGTTATTCTTGGTATAGACACCACAGGTCTTAACCCTGCAGTGGCGTTCGGGCAGTTAGAGATGGGGGTGTTGCAAATCAAACATGAGTTGTTGGCGCTCGATATGCCGTTCGTACCATTTGTGCGTGACGTGTTAAAGCCGTTCTTGGCACAACATTATCCAGGGTGTCAGGTGGTGGCGTACACTGACCCTGCCAACCCACGGGATAGTAATCGAGGTGAGACACCCGTTCAGGTGCTTCGCCAATATGGCATACAGGCACAGAACGCACCAACTAATAAATTTAAGGCACGACTAGATAGTGTGATTAGCTTCTTGCAGCGTAGAGGTGGCTTGTTGATCGACAAGCGATGTGAGAAAATAATCAATGGCTTCCGTGGCGGCTACCACTACCGACCATTGAAGATTAGCGGAGTAGGGCAAACCTTCTCGAGTGAACCGGTGAAAAATGAGTTCAGCCATTTGGCTGATGCTGTTCAATACCTGTGTAACGGTATACGTCACGGTTCGGATAATCAACAAAACCAACACACTTATAGACGTTCAGCGTCCAAACGTGTGTACTAAGGGGTAGGTAATGGAAATTAAAGAACGCCTAGGTCTCGCGCAAAAGATAAGTGAGAGCAAGGGAGAAAAAGCGGTAGAGTTCAAAGACAGCCTCGCTCGCATGGTGAAGTCTGACTTTGATGCGGCAGTGCGTCACAGAGCATTGCATAAGTTTGGTGACTATACTGCAGAAGAAGTGCTGAATAACTGCTATGCACAATATTATGGTGAAATCCCCTGTGATATTAAAGAAGCATTCGGCAATATGCCGATGCCTAGTCTTACGCAGTTAAAAGTGAGTGCACTTAACGCGTGGATACGTGACTTGTTGTTCGGTAGCGGTGGGACACCGTTTACGGTTGAGCCTACACCAATCCCAGAGCTTAATAAAGAGATTGAAGATGAAGTGCTTATGCGCGTCAAAGAGGTTATCTTTGGTAAAGTGGAGAATGTTATTCCACAAACTAAGCACGACATGGAGAAACTTATTCGCGACGAGAAGAAGTACGTACGTGATGCTATGTTAGTAGCTGCTAACAACGCAGCGAAAGCGATGGAAACGGTGATGTGGGATCAGTGTGTTGACGGTGGATACAATAAAGCCATGAAGAAATTCTTACAGGACTTTTGTATTTATCCGTATGCGGTCTTAGAAGGCCCAGTACCGGAAGTGCGGACGAATTTTGTGTGGAGTGGTAACACTCTGAAGGCTAAAGATGAGGTGGTCTATGCGGTCAACCATGTTAGCCCATTTGACTTTTTCTGGTCTTCTGACAGCACAGACACACAGGACGGTTCATATGTCATCGTTCGCAAGCGTTACTCACGTCAGCAGTTAGTGAAAATGGCCAAACTTGATTCCTATATAAAGGAAAACGTGGTAGCAGCACTTGAACATTTCAGCGACCGTAACACACCGGTGAACTGGTTGGGTAGTAATCCAGAAGATTCTAACGACATTATCCCGTGGGACGGTAAGACTTCATTAGAAGTACTTAAGTATTATGGGTCGGTACGTGGTGCGACGCTAAAAGAGTACGGTTTAACTGAAGTCGAAGATAACGAGTACTACGAGTGTATCATTCACACGCTAGGCTGGTTCACATTGAAAGTAGTAATTAACCCTAATCCTAACGGCCATAAGCGTCCTATCTACGTAACAAGCTATGAGAAGACAGGTAACGGCATCATGGGATACGGCATAGCACAAAAAGTGCGTGAGGTTGAGCGTGCGTTCCAAAGCTGTCTACGTGGTATGATTAAAAATATGGAGTACTCCAGTGGCCCGATTGGTGAGGTTGACTTTAGTCGCATTCAGCAATGGATTACGGACGACCAAGTAGGTGATGTTGAGCCATTCACAGTTAACCCAGTTGATCCAGACCCAGTTGGTGGTGGACGACCTGCTTATGTGTTCCACAACTTTCCAAATAACACGGCATCACTAAGCAATGTGTGTCAGTGGTTCATGTCTCTCGCAGATATTATGACCCAAATTCCGGCAAGTATTCATGGCCAACCAGTAGGCACAGGGGCTAACCGTACGTTCCGTGGTATGTCTATGTTGTATGGTAACGCACTGAAAGGTGTGCAGAGTGGGATTACTAACATTGATGATGATGTGGTGTCTCCATTTGCAACTGCTTTATATATGTATAATCTCAAGTTTAACGACCGTGAAGACATTAAGGGTGATGCTAAAGTAGTCGCTCGCGGTGCTAGCGGTCTCATGGAGAAAGAGCTTAAGAAAAACGATATGCTTGAAGCAGCACAAGTGGTGGCTAGCCTTGCTCAAACTGGTAGAGTTAAACCTGAAGCGATCGATAAGGCAGTGGATAGAGTATTACAGGCACTTGACTTGGTGGACTACGACCTTAATGATATCATAGATAAGGTTGGTGGAGAGGACGAAGCACAAGTTGATCCAATGGCAGCGTTACAGAGCCAACCACAGCCTGGCCAACCACCGGTTGAACAACCTCAGCAGTAATTAAGTAAAAATTTTACAGAAGTAAGTTGCTACTTACTAACTTCTATAATAGAATATGTTGTAATCTCAAAATAGGGGAAGAACTATGAGTTCACTTAATGGACGTAAAATGAAGCTTGGCGACGTAGTTTACGACGTGCTAAAAGGCATGGGCCAAGTAGTTCGCGACGGTGGCGGCACACTTAACGTGGTAGTACGTTTCCGTGAAGGCGATGAGTTATCGTACGCACAAGATGGTACATTCCAAGGCGAAAAACGCTTATATTGGAAACCACCTTACATATTAGAGCCACGTGGCCCTAACGATAAAGCCTACGACGATGCAATCGCATTAATCACACCTATCTACAATAAGTTGGTAGAACGTGAAGCAGGTAATCAATAAGTGGCAAGACTTCATCTGGAGCAAGGTAATTGTTCCCGTTGCAGACTTGTTTAGACTAGAGTGCGAATATTGCTGGTGGTGGCGAGGATTCTTAGTGGGTTCAATCGTAGCATCAGCACTGTTCATTTTGTTTATAAAGGTATTGGAGTTGCTATGACTTGCCAAATTACAACAAGCCGTAAGGCTGGTAATACAGTTCAAGCACAAGAGCCGAATGTGTTGTTCAATGCACGATCTAGCAACACAGTATCGCATATCTTCCACGTAGACCCATGTGTACCGGTTAAAATCTGTACATTCGGTTTAGGGGCAGAAGACGGACTTGTGTTACACAAAGTTCACCCAAAAGCGGGCAATATGCCACAAGGCTATGGCTGTATCTGTAGTGCAGAGCCTGGTTCTTCTGTTAATATCGAGATGAGTGAGCCGTTTAAAATTAACGGTGAAACCGTCGAGTTGACAGCGAAAAACAGCGCAGTGTTCCTAACTATCCCAGGTTTATTCATTCTTGAGATGAAAAACAAGTCAATGTTAGGCAAAGTATTCTGTACTATCACAGAAGTAGAGTGTTGCTGCTTACCAAATAAATTAATTATCGGTAATTAATTATGTCAAAACCAGTTCAAATAATCTCGCCAAAATCAACCTCAACGCTATCTAGAGTATTCCAAGTATACCCTGGCTATGCGATGGTGATTTCGTCGTTTAATTTCCAAGGCGAAAAACACAATGACGTAGGCGATGTGATTGAAGACGGAGACTGTGCTGTACTACATAAGCTGAAAGTAGAGCACGGAGAAATGCCACACGGCAATGGCTGTGAGGACGGAGAATGTCGTCAATGCATATTTGAGCCTGAAGAATTAAAGATCGTCAGTTCTGAGCCAGTTATGTTATGTGAGGACACTATGGCTCACTTTTGTGGCCAGAACTTGACGGTTCTTTCCGTACCTGGGTACTACGCGTTCGAGTTGTGTCGCGAAGCATCGTTAGGTAAAGTGACTATTGAGGTAGAAGAAATTACTGCCGAGGTAGCGAGATTAATTCCACAAAACTTTTTCCATGGAGCATAAGATGTCAAGTTGTATGAAATGTGGTAAGTCAGCGGGTATTCCTTCATCTATCCCGATGAAAGATATGCGTACTGGTACAATGCGTTCGGTGCAAACTAGTGCTGACTTAGCTATGGCTAAGCCTAAACTTAAAGACCAACGCGGTATGAACCAAACTAAACTTAACGTGAAGAACCCAGTACGTGGCTAAGATTAGATTTGGTTGTTACGATGTAACAGAAGAAGATATGAATTTGTTGACAAAGCTGTTCGCAGACCCGCTTGCAACTCAACAGTTCGTATCTTTTTTGAATAAAGTTCAGCGTAGCAATGAGAAGTTGCATGATACTACGGCTAAGATGTATTTAATGACAGACACACCGGAGCATCGAGCAATGGCACTTACCTACCGAGGCAAGGCAGAGTTTGCGTTAGAAATGGCGCAATTAGTTAAACAAGTCAATAAATAGGACACGGATTTATGGCTAAATATCAATTCGCAGAACAGGCGCGAAAAACACTGGAAGAAAACGGAGTTGTGATTAACGACGATGGTACGACAGGATTCGCAAAACAGCCTGAACAATTTGTTGTAGGCGACGAAGCAAAACCAGCGGAAACTCCTTCACAAGAAACACCACCTGCACAGGTGGAAGAACCGGCTAAACCAAACGCCGAAGAAACTCAAGCAGAGAAAGACGAGCGCGATCGTTTAATCGAGATGCAACGCCAAGAACTGGAAGAGTTACGTGCGAAAGCTAACCAAGCACCAGCACAAACACAGCCTGCTAAGTCAGAGCGTGAGACAGAATTAGAAACTGAACTTGCTGCACTTCGTGCACAGTTGGCTGAGAAAGAGACTGCACAGTCTGCAGACGAGTTCCGTGCGATGCTAGAAGCGCAAGGTTTCGACAGTGAGAATTTAGATGACGACGTATTGTTAGAAGTACGTGAACGTCTTATCGCTCCAACAGCGAAGAAACTCACTGCGCTAGAGCAACGACTATCGAAAGCGGAAGAAAGATTCCGTGAGCCTACACCAGCAGAGCGTTTAGAACAAACTAAACAAAAGGTGTACGGTGAAATTAAGAAAGAGATTCCTGACTTCGACACTATCTTTAACTCAAAAGAGTTCAAAGAGAAGTTGACAGCCAGTGATGACCGATTCCCTACAGCTACGTATGGCCACGCGCTACAAGAAGCTTTAGAGAACGGTCGTTCAGATTTTATTATTCGTGAGATTAAATCTTTCATGGGTGGTAAAAAAGACCCATTATCTGCAATCGCAGACGTGAGTGGGTCAAACGGTGCAGGTAAAGCAACCGAAGCGAAAGCAGAAGAAAGTGGCTTTACATTCACTGATGAGGAAGCTAGAAAAATGTTGAGAGCATTCCAAATGCGTGATATTTCTCGACAGGAGTATAGTGAATATCGATCAAAACTGGACGCACATCGTCTAGGTAAATAACACAATAGGAGCTAACAATGGCGCAAGCAGGTTTAGGTTCAGCGTCCGGTTATGGCAGTATCCACGATACTCCTCTCGCAACGAAAGGTTACCATAGCCGTATCATTGAACGCGGTTGGGAAAAAGACATCTTAGGTGAGATCGTTAATACCCGTATCGTAGCGCAAGCATTCGACTGTAACCAAGTAGTAGAATTCATCTTACAACCAGACGTAGGTCCATGGCGTAAGTATGAAGATAACCAAGTTATCAAACCGGACACTGTACAAATCACATCTGTACAAATGACACTTTGTAACCAAGCTTACAAAGCAATCAAAATTGATAACAACTTACAACGTAACCTTTGCCAATTCTGGTCAAAATTCGAAGCAGGTTTCTTAGATTCTTGCTATCGCGAATTATCCGGTATGTGGCACAGCTTCGTATTATCAGCAATGGTATTAGAAGCAGACCGTCGCAACAAAGGTGCGAACGCAGGTCGTGACCGCTCTATCAACTTAGGTACAGTAGGTGCACCAGTTCGCGTTACCCCAGGTAACTTACCCGTAAACTTAATGAATTTACGTAACGTATTAGTACACAACAGCCGTTGGAAAAATGGTGAAATGTTCTTAATCGTTCCACCTGAATTCAGCAATGTAGTGATCCAGTCTGAATACCGTTTAGCTGCGGATATTTCATGCTGTAAAGATCCTTCTATGTTATTAACTGGTGAATTACCGGGACAATTAGCAGGCTTCCGCGCAATCGAGTCTATGCGTACAATCAGCGCATTCGACCAAGCGGTAAACAAACAAGCGTATTACATCTTAGCGTTCTGGAAAGAAGCGTTTGCTTTCTATGGTGACATCACCGAAGGTCGTATCATTGAAGATAAAGACTACTGGGGTCGTCAATACCAAATGGCAGCGTTGTGGGGCGGTAAAGCAATTTACGGTGATGCAATCGCAGTTGGCTATTGGACTTTTGAGTAAGGAGTTTAAAATATGGCAGATGCAATTCTTACATTAGGCGGCCCATACCGCTACAACCGTTCTTCAACCGCGCGTCAAACTGTTTATGGTACAGAAAGCAATGGTGTACCTGAACGTATCGCTGGTGAATATATGCATGGTTTCTTTACTGTGGGTAACTCATTAAACCCATTATTCAGTGAAGGCCAAGCAGAAGCATTAGAAACTGCTAAAGTAGGTGCTAATGACTTTATTCACTTATTCGAAGTGCCGTCTAACCACACTTTAGTGGACTTAGCGGTACGTGTAGTTCCAGTTCAAGCAGAACGTGGCTACCAAGGTAAAGCAAACGCTGACGGCTTAGTAGTTTCTGTAGAAGCTCGCGAATACAGCAAAGAAACATTGAAACCTACAGGTACAACCTTAGAGTTAGTAGATGACTTAAGCGGTATTCCAGCTAACGCAGAAGCGTTCAAACGCAGCGCGGTAAAACCTGCAAGTGCAGGTCACTGGATCGAAAGCGACAAGTACGTAGTTATTGGCTTAAAAGTTGATAGCTTACCAAACGGTAAAGAAGTTAAATTAGCTGACATCACTGCTCGTATTGAAGTGACTGGTCACGCGTTTGACTACGAATGTCCGATTCACGTGTAATCACGGGGCGTGGGGTAACACCCACGCTTTTAAACTATGGCACGAAAATATGCGGATCTAGCCCGTCAAGCTAGAGAACGTTATAACCAACAATCAGATGGAGACCAAGAAATGGCTCAAGACACAATGAATGTTGCCCCACCAATGGCAAAGAAAGCACAATTTTTACGTGACGCAGACGGTACAATCTACCCATGGGTTCCTGAATTAGCGGCACGTGGCGACCTAGTCGCAGCGTATGACCCAGAAAAACCAGATGCATTCGCAGAAGACCAAGCACAAATCGCGTTGAACCGTGAATTAGAAATCGCAAAAGAACGCGCAGACGCAGAAGAAGTAGCTCGTCTTGAAGCGCAAAAACGTGCGGAAGAAGAAGCGGCGAAACGTGCGGAAGCAGAACAAATTGCACAAGCTAACCAACGTAACTTAACCCAAGCACAAGAAGCGTTAGCCCGTCAAGAAGAAGAACACGCGAAGAAAATCGCAGAGCTTCAAGCACAGATTGATGCAATGGCTAAACAGCAAGCGGAAGTTGCAGTGGAAGCGAAAGCACCTAAAGCAAAGGCTAAAAAGGTAGAGAAACCAGCGCCTGTAGCGGAAGAAGAAACTAACTTTGACGAAGTGGACGACTAATGACAACGATCAATGACTTGATTGTACGCGCAGCGCGTGACTTAAACGACTATACAGACGAAGTGCCAAACAAACAGTTTCAACGTTGGACGCAAGAACAACTACTAGGTTACTGGAATGAAGCGCTTTGTGTGATGTATACGCTCAACCCGAGTAAATTTAAGTGCGCCAAAGTTGCTAAATTGAAACCTGGTATTAACCAAGTATTCGATGAATGCAAGCGTGTACTATCAGTCATTGGTGTAAGCGACAAAGACGGAAACGTGCTGTATGAAATTGAGAAAGATACGGACGATAAGAAGTTAAAGTGGGGTGGCCATCGCCCACGTCACTGTACGACGTTTACACACAATCGTGACTTTAAGTTGACAAGCTATCGTATTTTAACGGATAAGGACGGTTCGGTTATGGTTAAACCAGCCGTTCCTTACGGTATGGACGTTCATCTTAAGTTCATGTGCGAAACACCACCACGTGAATTTCAGATGAACAATTTAAGTGCTGACATTGCGCAATCAAACTGCATCGACGTGACAATGGGCGTACACTGGGTACTTTTCCGGGCATTGATGGTAGATGAAGAAAGCCAGTCGTCAAACTCACTCGCAAGTCAGCACTTAAACTTGTTCTTTAAATTACTTGAAGTTAAGACAGAGACCGACAAAGACAGTAACTACAACCTTGAAGGGTTACCTGCAGTACTTAAGCAGTTGGTTGCTAGAGAAGTGGCTCGATACCAGTTGGGGATTAAATAATGTTAGACCAAATTGAAACCGTACCACTGTCTTATTTTATTGACGAACTTATGTTGCTTGACGGAATTGAGCAACCTATGGCAGAAGACTATATTCGCAAGGCAGCGATTGACTTCTGCACGAAGACGCAGATTATCAGACGTAAGCTAGATATTGATCTAATTGCGTGCGCTGACGAATATTTAATGGATCTTGAAGACTGCGACCGAGTGGTGAGTATTCAAGAAGCCTGTGGGTACGAGGTGTTAAGCAAAGAGCCTTGTGCTATGCCAGTTTGCAGCGGACACTACATTTGGTACGTGTCGCCAAATAGCTTAAAAGTTAGCCCTACGCCTGTTGAAAGTGGGAACAAGTTGAGGGTTGTGGTGTCCGTTGCACCAACACAAGATTGTTGTGAGTTAGATGCAGTGCTGTATCAGAACTACAGAGAAGCAATTATTGACAAGGCACTAGCCATGTTATATCGCATTAAGCAGGCACGTTGGTTCGACCTAAACCTTGCGACAATTCATGAAAAAGATTATAAACAAGCTATCGTCCAAGCTGGTGCAGACAGACTGCTAGGTGTTAGACGAGGTAAGATTCGATTAAGATCAGGTGGTATTTATGGCTAATTGTGGTTGCAAACCGTGCAGTAAAGAAATGCCGGAAAGTAAAACCAAGTGTAAGCAGTTCTCGCTCTGTGTAGGAAACAAATCACTGCACTATGACGGGAACTGTTTATTTGTAACTGATAGAAAGTATAAAATCCCAGACGGTACATATACGTCTGTTACGTTCAAAGACGGTTGCATCGTAGGCGTAGATAAAGCACCTTTGCCTATTTATACCCCACAAGCTTGTTGTGACGGTGCAGCACCTGTTACGGAAGCGCGTAGCGAGCCATTAACTGTCGCAGAAGGGACAGGTAACTTAGCGGTAATTGAAGGTAATAAACTCACCGTTGACCCAGTGTGGAAAACCACTAACACAGTAAACGTAGGCGGTGTAGGTACATCAGCTAATCCATGGAAAGCTGAAGTTGTACTAGCTAACCAGCACAACCGAATCGTTGCCACAGAGCACGGCCTTAAAGTTGAGTTAGAGTTTGGCTCGTCTGATACGGTGAAACTATCTGGATCAGGTACAGTTGCCGACCCGTACAAGTTCGCAGTGGATAAGTTGCAAGCAACACTACCTGAAGTAAATAAAGCTGAAGTATTAGGTAATGGGTTTACCATTACGAAAACAGGTTTATTCAAAGCAACAAACCCTGACTTAGAGCTAATTACTAACCTTCAGTTCTCTACCCCAGCTCTGACAGCGACAAACGCAGGCGTGGCGACAGTCATCAGCCTGCACGAGGACGAACTAGTTAAGGCAATCATCGCAAGTCCTACGGCACTGCAGAAATTGAAAACAGCACTAGGAATATAATATGAACTTGTTATACAAGAATTTCAAAGGCCTAATGCCACGCTATGACGACCATCTCTTAGGAGATGGTTTTGCCACAACTGCGGTTGACGTAAATTTATGGCACGGCACATTACGTCCGTTTCGAGAGAAAAAACTTTGTCACGCGATTAAGAAAGCGACTAAGTCTGTATTTTATGATAACTGCTGCTGGAAAGAATTCGACAAGTGCGTTGAATTTACACGTATGAATACAACGTGTAGCAGACAAGTTGTGACAGGGTTGTTCGACTATCCGGCAACTGCGTGTTCCGACGAGTGCAACCCGAAATGGATTCGCCTAGGCTTACCTTCTCCGAAAGGTACATTGACAGTTGAACGTCTAGATCCACTAAAAGATATTCAGCACTGCTATGCGGAGAACTTGATTGATGCAATCGACTACCAACGTGTGTCACGTTCATATGTATACACTTACGTAAATAGCTGTTGTGACGAAGGCCCTCCGAGTAGACCAACAGAGCTAATAGATGTCGACGACGGTGGCCGAGTGATGCTCAGTGGTTTCACCACACCTTCACAAGAATACGGTGTAGAGAAAGTACGAATCTATCGCCTTGCGAGTGGTTTTGACCAAACTAATACCTCGATTGATAACTTCATGATCGAGGAAAAGAACGCATTAAGCGAGTACTATTTAGTTGCCGAGATTAACATCACTGACGCAGCGTACGTAGATGACAAGCACGATTACGAACTTGGTTATGCACTTGAGACGCAGGAGTATGCAGAACCGCCTAAAGATTTACGTGACATTGTAACAGTTGACGGTACCCAGCTTGCAGGGATTACGAAGGGAAATAAAATCAGGTTCTCTACGCCTAACTTCCCACACGCTTGGCAGGAAGCAGACGAGCTAACAATCCCAGATACTGCGCAAGCCTTAATTGAGTTTAACCATAACGTCATTGTTTTAACCTGTGGTGCGGTGTATTTAATTGAGCCAATCGAAGATTGTAAAACAGTCGGCTGTCGCAGAGTACGTAAGACGATAGAGGACTACCCTCTGGTGAGTTGTTGCGGTGGTCATGGTTATGCGTTGACACCTAAAGGGGTGGTTTACGCGTCTATTGAGGGGTTGGTCCTAACTGACGGAATTCAGGCGACTAACATCACGTCACCCTACTTCGCACCTGATGATTGGCAATCTTTGCACCCTGATCGTATGAGTGTTGCGTACAACAGAGATAGTATCTATTTCTTTAGTGACGTGGCTGGATATTGTCTACAATTCCCAGTGAGTTTAGCGAGTTGGGATAACTCTCATCTTATCGCACTTTCTGATCGTCCACAGTTTGCCTTTGGTGCAAACGACGAGCTATATCTCGTAGAAAAAGACGGGGTGTATCGCTGGGATAGAGGGGATAAATTCCGTCCATACAAATGGGTAGGTAAGAAAGAGATTTCCCCAACACAGATAAACTTTGCTGGTGCGAAAGTAAGCCGTTATAATAACGGTGATGTGATGTTCAGACTAACTGGCGACAACATCTTAATCAAAGAATATCAACCCGTGGAGACCGAGAAGTTCCGTTTACCTAGTGGTCGTAGAGACGTAGAGTTTCAAGTAGAAATGACAGGTACAGCGGAAGTTTATCAAGTTGAGTTATCCACAAGTTACAGAGAGTTAGGCACGGTATGAAAGTACAAACAGTAAAATTCCCACAAACCCCAGAAGCAACGTTGGAAGAAATCCACTCACTACGTGGATTGTTAGATAAATATCATATGGAGCAATTCGGTACGGCTGATGTGCTCCCGTCAGAGATGTTGGCAATTATGTGGCACTCTGCACAGATTGACTTCATCGAAGCACTAAATGATGCAGACGAACGCATCGGTCTCGTTATGGTAAGTATCTATTCTAAAGTTGACGGCACTCGCGGTGCAAACATTATGGCAGCGTACGTAGAAGAAGACTACAGATCGCAAGGTGTATTTAAGCAAATGCTTAATCTAGCCAAAGTTGTATACCGTGCGAGAAATATTCTTACTTTGGACTTAAATGTTCCACTAGCTGTAGATGCGAGTTGGTTCGGTAAGGAACACACAAAGACGTACAGATTGGAGTTATAGTAAATGGGCTGGCAAGAAGTTCCGATTAGTGGTAGTTCGTCTACCTCACCAACTGGTACACCTGGTGCTGCGGTAACTCCGCCAGCACCTGTAAGTACGAGTAACATTCCGGAAGATAAGTTCCCTGGTGCGCTGAATACTGGGTGGACTGACTATTATCAATGGGCCAGCAAAGACTATAGTGCATGGAGTTCTGCGTTTGATGAAGCAGAATCTGCGCGTATTGAAGAAAGTAGAAGATGGTTAGAGTACTACAATACGGTGTATTCAGAAGATATGTCGTGGTGGAAGAAACTAACCATGTTCGCCTTAAATGGTGTACAACTATGGGCGTTGTGGAAGCAGTTCCAACAACAACGCGACCTGGCCGATAAAACTCATGACATCGCAGAACGTGTCCAGAAGATTGCGGAAGAACTATTCTCCTTTTACAAAGAGACGTACTACCCACATGAGATTGCGTTGAGTAAACAGATCAATGGTTACTTTGAGAGCCCATACTGCGCTAACTACTCCGGCACAGGCGACAAGTTCGATAACAATATGAAGTTAGCATTTCGTGCGGCACGTGAATCAGTAACAAGATGCACAAGTTCTATCTGTGCTCCGTTTACTGACAGTGATAATCTCTCTTGGGAGATCGAGCAGATGCAAGCGAGAGGTAATGCTCGCAACGGTGCTTATCGCTATGAAGAACTTCGCAAGGACACCAAAGATAACAAATGGCTTGAGCTTCGCATGAAGTTTATTCAGATTGGACGAAACGTATCTCAAGACGGACAGAACGGTATTATGAAAGCGTTTAATACGTTTAGTAGTTTCGGGGCAGACCCAGGTGCTGCCCTTAGTCAAATGCTAGGTGTACTATCTAATACTGTAGGACAAATGATTTCTTCGCCTACCGCACCGAAAAGCGATTTATCGCAACTTAAATCAAGTAATCTGTTGTATCAACCGTACTTTGGTAACGTTATGCAGTCTGGTGACGTACAACCTGCGAAAACGCAGAAGATTACATATACGGGGTAATAACACATGGTAGCGTTTACACTCACGAACTATCAAGCCCTCGCACAAGCACAAGGCCAAGAATACGAAAAGGCACTTAAAGCACGGGTAAAAGAAGAGTTCGACAAGAACAAGGAGAACCACTCCAAGTGGGCGAGTAAGTTCTCCCAAGCCGAATCTGAACGTCGCAAGGAAGAGACCAACTGGCGTAAGTTCTACGCGAAGGTTTACAAGGAAGAAAACTCGTGGTTGAAAGAAACTGCGTTTTATATCCTAAATGGGATCCAACTTTGGGCTTTAACTCAACAATACCAGCAACAGAAAGAGATTGCTGACCGAGTTTATGACCTAGCTAACCGACAACAACGGATAGCAGAGGAGATGTACAGCCACTACAAAGAGCAGTATCAGTCTCACGAAACGAACTTAGGCAAACAAATCAACAACTACTTCGCTAATCCATATCGTCCGCAGTATGATACAACTGCAGGGCGATTCGTCGTAAATGCGAGAGCACAGATGACCGGCAAAAGACGTGAGGTATTGATGTGTGCCAGCCAGTATTGTACAGGTGCGACTAAGACTGCGTTACGTGACCTAGCGATCCGTGAAGCTAACCTAGTAGGTAACGCAATGAACAGTGCGGTTAAATATGAAAACCTACGCGAACAACGTATGGAAGACAAATGGTTGCAAGTTCGCTTGGCATTTATTCAAACCGGACGAGGTGTATCAGGCCAAGCAATCACAGGTATCGACGGTGCGTTGTCTGCGTTCAGTCGATTTGGGGCAGACCCAGGTGCGGCATTAAGTAACTTGTTAGGTACGGCTGCGTATACAATAGGTGGAATAATTCCTTCACCGAGTTATAATAGAGCTGCTCCGATTGTAGAAGCAACACCAGCTTATAGCCGTGGGTCAGCAACGACACCACGATATGTTTCATCAGTATTGAAAGGATAATTTATGTTTATTGTATCTCCAACCAAAGGTGGCTATCGCGGTGACGTAGTAAATAGTGGCTTCCGTCAAGGTCGTCAAGATGCTTACCGTGATTACATCGACAATTTCAACTTCGCATTGAAGGCTGACGCAGCTAACAATGCAGAGAACCAAAAACAAGTAGAGCGTATTGCAAACAACTACGCGCTACAAAATCAAATGCGACAAGGTGCGCGTAACGAAGCGCTTAATTTCGTGAATGATAGTGCGAAAATTGACGATGCATTGACGTCAGCAGATATTAGCTTCGTGAAAAATGCCGAGCTACGCAACCCAGAAACTGTTCGCCAGTTAGGTGAGTCACAGGCTACTCAAGTCCGTGCGACACAAAACGCTAACGAAAACAACGCTGCATATAAAGCGAATACGGCTCAAACAATGGTTGAGCAACAACCGATCGAAGCCAACGCACGTAAGGCTAAGTTAGAAGCAAGTACAGTGGCAAGTGAGTTCAGCAAACAAAAAGGTTCGCTTGGTTTAGACTCTACTAACTGGTTATCTACCTACGGTGGTGAGAAAGGGTACGAGCCGTACATTGACAGTCTTGTAGATTCACGTGCGAACGAATTAGTCGCAGAAGCACAGCAGCGTGGTGAGGTACTTGACCCGAACGAAGTCAAGCAACAGTTGGCGTCTGATCCACAGTTTATCCGCGACGGTTACGCAGAGTATCAAAAAGTGTTATCGCAAGCGCAGAACCAACATAACTTAAGCGACGGGTATTACACAGACCAAAATGGTAACCCAGTCAATGCTCGTTATGCATCACGTAGTAGAGCAAATGCAGAAGCAACCGGAAGCACAGGCAGACCACAACAAAAGGCTTACAAAATGGGCGAAAGCTTCCAGTCTTTTAAAGAGACTACACCGCATGAATATGTTTCTGAAAATGCGATTCGCAGTGGCAACACAATCTATTTTGCAAACGGTCAGATGATCACTTTCCCTGAAGGTACAAATATGGAAGAAAAGGTGAAAGAATACGCAAACTATGATATGATTAGTAACGTTGAAAAACCAAAACAAAAATAGGTATACCGATGGCAAAACAACTAGATAATTACTTAGAGGACAAGAACGTCCAAGCGTTCTTAGCGCTTATCCGTGACACAGAGGGTACAGCGAAAGGTGCTGACCCTTATCGCGTGTATGGCGGCAGTGCCAAAAACCAAATCAAAGACTTGTCTAAACCAGACTTTAAACGCTGGGGTTTCACCCAAACTGACGGGAAGAAAAACACTTCTTCTGCAAGTGGTGCATACCAGTTCTTAGAACGTACATGGAATGGCCTTGCCAAAGAATATGGCTTAACCGACTTCTCTCCACGTTCACAAGACTTAGGTGCGATAGCACTACTTAAACAATCTGGCGCACTTGATTCAATCGTGAAAGGTGACTTTGATACTGCAGTCAAAAAAGCTAACCGCACATGGGCGAGTTTACCTGGTTCACCGTATGCTCAACACACTCGTAGTAATGACTATGTAGCACAGTCACTTGCGAAACACTTAGGTGAAGATGTAGATTTAGCAAAATACAAAATGCCGGTAGGTGAACCTAGCCCAAAGCAGGAAGCACCGGTGAGCAAGACAGTATCGACTTCGCCTTCGGTGCAGGACAAAGTGACGGAGACGCTCCAAGAAGTAGCGGTGAACGTAGCGACACCAATCGCAGAGAAAGCAGTCAAGTCGCTAGCCGTGAACCTGTTCAGCAAAGTCTTGGATTTGTTCCTACGGAAGTAGCACAGCTAAATGACGGATCGCAAATTGTTCCAGAAAACCAAGCGGAGAGTGCGTTCCTTCAACACGTGGCGAACAACCCTACCCGTACAGATGAAGAAAAAGAACACATCGCAAAAATGGGTTCACTTCTTGGCCCTGATAAGTTCGACCTAGACTTCACTGCGCAACAACGCGCTCAACTCCCTACCGAGTTGGACGAACCATTAAGACGAATGATTAGAGAAGTATAAATATGGGAAAATACGACACGATCCTATTCGGTGAGAGCGGAACAGACAAACCGCAGTATCAATCGAAATACGACAATATCTTATTCGGAACTACTACACAGCCAGCAGAAACACCTGCTGGCGAAGTCGTATCTGAAACACAGGAAAATACAGAAGATCCGCTAGCAGGTTTACCTCAACAAGAAACCAAAAAAGACTTTAATACGCTATTAGGCGACTACGGAATTTCTGCAGAGTACGGTAATAAAATTTCGTACGATGACCTTAACGCGCGCTTAAAAGCGGATAACGTACCTACAGATGTTCGCAGAAACTTACAGCAAGAATGGTTCAAAGGCTATCAGAAATACATCGACCGTCTACAAGATGGCGACGAGAAGAAAGCCCACCAAGAACACCTTAAAGCACTCTCTGAACGTCCTTCTACCTATCTGAAGAATACGTGGTATAACGCGCTAGCGGAAGGCGCAAGTCGCGGTATTGTTGGAACAGAAGCTGCGGCGGAAGGTGTTAAGAACCTAGCGACCAGCTACGTAGGCCTATCAGATGAAGAAGTACTCGCGAAGTATTACCCGGAGTTGGCTGAGCAGGTTAAGAAAGCAGGCGGTGTAGACCAATTACGTCAGATCGGTATGGCCACTAAACTTCAAGGTGAAGACTTATCTGGAATGGGTACAACTGCGCTACACGGTTCAACACCTGAACAACGTGAGTTAGGTACTAAACTACTTAATGCTCTTGCAGATGCTCGCTCGCAAGATGCACTAAACCGTATTGACAAAGAAGGCGAAGAAGTAGTGATGGATGATGGGCGTGTAGTTAAAATGTCTAACCTACAAGCGTCCGACTATTATAACAAAGCACCTTCTCGTATTGCTGGCGAAGACGAAGCAGCAAAAGAGTTTAATGAAGATGTACTTAAATCACTTGCAACAGCTAACGGCTGGAAGCACCTGATTAACGCAGGCGCACAATCTGCTGCGCAAAACGTCCCTACACTTGTCGCTGGTACAGCGGCTGCGTTTGTATCTGCACCAGTTGGTATCGCAATCATGCAATCTGGTAACATCACCGACCAACAGCTACAAGGTATTCAAGATCTAGCTGACAAAGAATACAAAAAGTTACACGGTGAAGATGCGAACGTAACTGACCTATCGTCTGCGGACTACCTAAACTTCCTAACCGACTTGGCTAAAGAAGGCAAAGTATCTGACAAAGCGGCAGAGAGTTTCAAAACTGGTTTCGCGATGACTTTAGCGGAGCAAGCCACTGGCGGTGTAGTAGGTAAATTAGGCTCTAAACTCGCTGGTATGTCTGCGAAGACTTTAGCTGGTAAAATCGCATCAACCGCAGGTGCGCTAGGTATTCATGCAACCGACGAAGGTTGGCAAGAAGTATCATCGCAGATCGTAGAGAATGTGAGTAAAGGTAAACCGTGGAACGAAGGGTTAACCCAAGCATTTGTACAAGGTACGTTCTCACTTGAGGGTGTTGCACAACACACAGCAAAAGGTATCGGTAAATTAAAAGAGATTCGCGATGCACGTACGCAAAATCTGGAGAATGTAACGGAGCAAAACCTTGCAGAATCTGCACAGCTAACCGAGGAAAAACCAGTTGAACAACCAGAAGTAGAACCTTCGGTTGAAGAAATTAACAATAAACTCGCAGATGCACGTGAAGACCAAGACGTTGAGGTTAATCCTACACGTGAGCAGTTACTAACAGAGTATGATGCAATTACAAATGCTATTGGGAAAGGTGAACCTACTCCAGAACAAGCACAACGTATCGCTGAAATCGAGGGTGAGTTTACTACCCAAGAAACAAATGACAAAGGTCAGGCTGTAACCCGTAATGACTTTGCGAAGACATACCGTGACTGGCAAACTGGTCAAGGCGAATTCGCGCAACCACAGGACACGATAGATGAAAGTAGAACTGATAATCGAGATGGCTCGCAAGATGTTGACGGGCAGTCTAACGAACAAGGAGCTGTTGTCTCTGACACCAGCGCAACGGAACACAGTGGTCAAACTAGCGAAACAGTTTCGCCAGTTGAAACCGAAACCACTACCACAGGACATCGCGAGCCCGACACGGGGGCTGTTGAGAATCCTGTTGAACAACCGAACAATAACGAGACAGCGAGCGATCCAACTGGGCTTGACGGACGCACCGGAGAAACAGTCGGTGGACGACGAGAACAGGGAGAATTGGGGCAAGAAGGAAGCCAACAAAGTAGTCAACCTTCGCAAACGCCAAGCGCTGGAAGCACAGACAGCGGAGTACGCGAACGCACGCAAAGCGATAGCGTGGGAGAAACATTAACCGAAATTGAAGGTAAACAGTATCGTAGAACTTCAATTAATAAGCCAACCGAGTCAACAGTTAAGGCGAAAGTATTCCGTGGCGGTAACGTAGAAGGGCGAGGAGTAGTGTGGAGCTCTACCAATGAAGCTGTAGCGCATTTGTACAAATCTAAGAAAGGCGACGCAGTAGCTGAAACCGACGTAGAGTTAAAAACGCCACGCGTAGTTGATGCTAAAGGCGGCCTATATTCGCAGGTTAAGTTTGACCAATCGCACCCAAAAAATGCAGTGGCTAAGAAGTACCCAGCGTTATACGAAGAAGTATCAAAAATGATGTATGGCGACGTGAAGGGTATGTCTAATTTATTCAAAGCTTCTGACCGTCTAGTGTTTGACACCTTAGTAAACAACGCACTTGTAAATGCCGGTGTTATCAAAGGTAAAGTGCATGACGGTGTAGTAATGGAAAACGTCATTGATCCTAGTGGCAAAAGCGGAGAATTTAAGTCTGCTAAGAATGAGCAGTTATTAGGTGATAACGTTGTTACGTTTAACCAAAAAGATTTCCTCGCTAAGACGAAGGAGATATTAGCACCGCAAAAAGAAAAACCTTCAGTTACAGATCTTAAAGTAGAAAAAGAAAACGCTAAACGTCGTGCGATTGAAGCTGCGGTAGCATCAGAGAAAGAACGTCTAGATTCGCCTTATGCGAAAGAGTTCAAGGGTAATGACTTACGTACTAACCAACGCAAAGCACATGAGTTATTAAAAGGTGCGGACGAAAAAACAGAAGAAGAGATTCGCAAGGCTTTCTTTGAAAACACAGTTAACGCGTCTTCTGCGTCGTTCGAAGCTGCGAAGCGCGGATATTTGCGTGCTAACTCACGTAACCCTAAACATGCTGCGTTTAAAGGCAGTCGCGTAGACTTAGTTGGTTTTGACTTTAACGATAACCCAGTCTATAAAGACCAAGAAATCGCATACGAAGACATTAAGAAATCAACTGCGGTTGAAGATAAAGTTACAGAGTTACTCGCTAACCCTGACTTGATCGAGAACATCGCTGAGTTCCACAAGAAAGCTGTAGATGATGCATTTAATGTGAAATACCTAGAAGGTAAACGTGAGCAAGTACTTACAGAAGCGTTACCATATTTACGTGATACTGAAGGTAAACCAATTACAGATACAGCGAAAGTAACAGATAGCGACCTTGTATCACTCGCGATTGACAACGCAGAGCATAAAGTAATTGACCTAAAATCACTACTTGGTCGTTTCTTGAAACGTCTTAATGCCATTCTTTCTGCGGTTGTAGCTGTAGTTGGCGTAGGTGCGATGACTATCCCTCAAGATGCTCACGCACAAGCTGGCTTTGCGACATACGAAAGTGGTCCACAAATTGCAGGTGTTTCTCAAGAAGCCAGCAATACTATTAACTGGGTAAAAGCATCGCATGATAATAATGGAAAAATCTTCGTGGTCGCAGACAAGAACGAAGGTAAGATCCATATCGTAGATAACAATGGTAAAGTCTTAGATACACAAAACGCAATCTTTGGTCGTAACAAGTCTAATGACAACGTAGCTAACTCAACCCCAAGTGGTCGCTTTAAACTACAAAAAGCACTTACTACTAAGGCTGCGGATAAACGCGTATTTGGTGACGACGTTCTAACTTTAACTGACACTGTGACTGGTAACAATATCACTAAGTCAGACGGTGGTGTTATCGCAATGCACCGCTTGTGGAATAAGTCTGAACGTGTCAAAGCGATTAACTCTGCGACAGCGAGCGACAACTATATGTCTGCTGGCTGTATTAACGTACCTACCGCGTTCTATAACTCTGCGGTGGATAGCCTAGACGGAGCGATGGTGTATATCTTAGATAACAAAGATGCGCCAAAAGCCGGTAACGCTACGCAAAAAGTAGCGAAGTCTAGTACCAATACTAAGACAGAATTTGCCAAAACTACGCCTGCTAAACAAGGTAAGTTCGGTGTATCTAAAGTTAAGTTTAGCACTGCAGATCTTAAAGCGCTTGATACCAGCTTGACCAAAGAGAAAGTGCAGTCAACCTTGAAACGTGTACTTGGCGACCATGCGAAGAATGTAACAGTTATCTCACGTGCTGACTTTAACTCAACTCAAGCTTCGCATTATATCAATAAGAACGGAATAGAAGGGTTCTACGATGATGCTACAGGTCACGTGTATATCGTAGCTGACGGAATTCACGCACAGAACGGACTAAGTGCGGAAGATCGTGTAGGTTTTGTTGCATGGCATGAAATGACACACTTAGGGTTAGATACCAAATACGGTAACGACCTACGTGCTATCCTACAGTCCGCGGCATCGAACGAGACCATCGCAAAACTCGCAGATAAAATCCAACAGGAACGTATTAACCGTGGCGAAGCTGTGGCAGTCAACGACGACATGGCTGTGGAAGAAGCGTTAGCTGAACTTAATGCAGCGTTAAAAACTGACAACGTGAAGGCGTTGGAAGACCGTTACGGTGTCACTATCCCAGAAGGCCTACGTAGTCAAACCGAGAAAGCCACAGATAACTTGTTCACTCGTATTCGCAACGTGGTACGCAAGTTACTCGGTAAACCTGTGATGACTAACCAGCAAGTGAAAGACTTGTTCGCAGGACTAGATGAATCTATCGCTAAACACGCTGCGCCAGAAGCTGTGGCAATCACTGCGAGACTAAATGAAATCGCACACGACGTAGAGCAAGGTGTAAACTTAGACGTTGACTACTCAGTCAAATCAGCAGTCCAAGCCGTACAAGACTTTATGTCTAACTTCGCAGAAAGCGTAACTGACAAATTAACAGGTGAGAAACATTCAAGCTCGATTGCAGATCCAGCAGGTTTCAACCCTAACTCCATTGATACCACACGCGTACAGAAACAACGCATCAAAGGTGGCTTGACTACTCGTGAGCGTTTATTTGAAGCATTCGCAGATTCGCAATTCTCTGCGATTAAATATATCGGTGGTTACAGCACTGCGCTTGCGCACAAAATCAAAACTACGGTGAACGCTGTAGCACACAAACAAAAGCAATTCCAGAAGAAAGTATTTGCGTTTAGTGACATGATGCGTGAAGCAGCGAAAAGCCGACCTGACTTGTATACTCGCAAGAACCGTCAAGCGATTGATACAGATGTAATGGTAGTAACTACCGCACTTTCTGCGGTGACTAAGTCAACTAGCGCACTATCTTCAAACGAAGCGATCCGTGAGAAGTATACTCGTCTGTTAGACGGCTTTGACTATACTGACGCTAAAGGTAACGTCCAACACAAAAATGGCCTTCGCGAAGAATTAGCTGCGTATGGTTACGATCCTGCTAACCAGTCAGCGATTGTGTACACACCATATCAGCTTAAAAAGCTCAACCAAATGTACGCTAAAGTTAAAGAGTATGAAGAAATCTTAGCGACTTTTGATAAGAACAAGAACGTTCTTTTAAATGAAGCAGGCTTAACTCGCGAAGAAGCGTTAAAACAACGTAAAAACTGGCGTGGCCACAACGGTATGACTAACGCTGATGCATACAACGCAATCACAAAAGCAGTTGAGCAAGGTAAGATCGACGTAACCTACGACGGTAAACCTTGGTTAGATTACATTAAGGACGTTGGCTTTACTAAAGATAAAGGCTTCGCAGATACTAGCAAGAATTATGAACTCAGCTATGACAAACTAAAAGTAGACGGGTTCTTATATCCGTTAGTAGACACTTACGTAAAAACTGCGAAAGAGTTTTATCAGTATCAACATGACAACTTAGGTTCTGATTTAACTGGACAGGTTAATGAAAACCCATTCTTCACCCCAACTATGGGTAAAGCGTCAGAGATTAAAACTAAGTCCAACATGGTAGGCGATACTTTCTATATTGATGAAAATCGCCAGATTGAAGACCGTATCAACGATGCAATGGCTGCGGAATGGCAAGGCCAACACATGGGTCGTGCTTGGACTGGTTCTGGTACACTAAACAACCTTAACACTTTAGCCGCACTTTCTGCGAAACGTGTGGGACAAACTGAAGTCGGAAAAGAAATCTACAAACTCGGCATGAAAGGTGATTTCAAAATTCGCGTGGTTACCACTACCGACCCTAACTTCGGTGAAGCCAAGGGTTACTTAATCACTACTTCAACCAAAGGTGGTAACAAGCAGTACTTAAAAGTGTCGCTAGATAACGACCGTGCGAATAATGCACTGTTTATGGATAACGTCATCACGCCTAATAATGCATTACTCGATATCGCTCGCTCTGTACGTAGTGTGTTCTCTGTTATGATCACAATGATGCCTGCGTTCTCTGTATACAACGCATGGAAAGGTTTCGGTGAAAAACGCTCACAAATTAAAGCGTTCGCCATGAACAAAAAAGTGGGTTATTTCTTTGAAGACTTAAAAGACCAAAGCGAAGGATACAGAGCTAAGTTTGCTGCAGAGCTATTTAGACGTAGCTACGCGAATGTGATTGGTGGTATGTTTAACCGTGGATACTTACGTGCAGCACTCGCAATGGCTTTAGCAGAAGGTGATAAAGCACCTAAAGATTCTAAGTTCCGTGAGTTCTTACTGAAATCTCCAGAAGCTAAAACAGCGTATGCTCGTTTACAAGGTATCGCAAATAATGGTGGCATCTCAACACGTGCAGACGCATTTAAGTTTAGTCAAGAAGAACTACAACGTGCGTACGAAAAAGACGGTATCATTGGTGCGGTATCTCGCAATATCGCACAAGCACAAACTAGAGCATTGACCTTCACAACTGCAATGGAAATGGTGTCAACCCTTGCGACGGTAGACACGTTACAAGAAATGGGGTTGAGTGAGAAGAAAGCAATCGAAGCTAACTTGTGGTTTATGAACTTCAACGACAAAGGCGCATCTGCTTTATCCGGTATTATGCGTAGCGTAGTACCTTTTGCCAATGCAACTGCGCAAGGTGCAAGATCTACAACACGTAGCTTAGAGACTAAAAATGGTTGGGTGAACTTCGCCCACCAAGCAATCTTCCGTGCAGCGTGGTTAGGCGTAGCTGCGATGGCTATGGAGATGTTCCCATGCGAAGACGGTGGAGATAAAGAAACACTGCGTGACTATAACTCTGGTGAGTTGATGCGTTCTACTCCGTTCAAAATTGGCTGTCTTGGTACATTACGTTTACCAATCGCCTACGGTGCGGACATGATTTCTGCTGCTGTCGGTACATCTGTATATCAAACGGTCGCAGGTAACTGGGACTTACCAACTGCAGTTAAGCACGTATGGCACGCCACAGCGGAGAACATGAACGTAGCGCCAACACCACCTGGGGATTCTAATATCTTTGAAACGGTAGCAGCACCTATCACACCTCGCATGGTACAAGTGATGTACAACGTGCTACGCGACAAAGATGACTTCGGTAATAAAATCTCTCGCCAAGGGTCTGACAACCTTAAAGAGAAATGGGCGGCAGGTAAGAACACTACCGCTGATGCTTGGACGCTACTTGCGAAAAGCTTTGATATGGCAGGTGTTAATATTACCCCAGAGCAAGCGAGATACGTGGTGTCAAGCTTCGCTCCACCTTTAGCAGGACTTGTTGATGCACTTGATAAGCCGTTGCAAACCCAAGCTGAACGTGAAAGCCCAGCCGTAACGCGCATGTTAAAAACTGTAGGTGTTGTTACCGGTAGTAAGACTATTATTAAATCGCAGCAATCACCTAGCCAACGTACGTTCGCTCAAGTGAACAACAACCTGTCGCAATACAAAGATATTGTAGATGAAATTAACGTTTCGGCTGAACGTAAAGAACTTAAGTTTGGTAGTGCGAGTGCGAACACCCAGTCTTGGTTAAAACGCAAAATCGCAGACGGTACGTTCAAGAAAGAAGACGAGGCGAAAGTAAGAGTAATACTTGACTACCAAAAACGTCAGAAACAAATTTCAAGTTCTAAATTATCTGCGGATAAAAAGAACGAGAAATACTACCAAAGTAACCGACGCTATCTCGAAGAGATGCACGCACTAGAGGATAAATAATGATTCTAAAAGCGAATAATTTTACTAAACAGATCTGCTTGCGAATTAGACGAAACGAGTTCGCAGACTGCTGTAAAGAAGTGGAGCTGCATATCCTGCCGCTCCTCTGTGAAGAACCACCTAAACGGGTGTATTGTTACACCCCTTGCGGTGGGCTAGAAACTATTGAAATAAAACGTGAACAACCACTAACTTTAGTGTATGATATGTTCAACTATGATGACGAGGGTAAACTCTGCTTCTTACTCGACGGAGAGTTCGCCAAATTAGACTGCGGTCGTTACGTCGCAAAAGTTATCGCCTGTGGCTGTGAAGTGTATGAGTTCCAGATCGATAAACGCGAAAGTATCAAAGTCTCCGGCATTGTAGCGGATAATCGAAACAGTTGCTGTGAGGGTAAATATGGCTGCTAAGTTGCTACCAGGTTATTTTTCAAACCTAACGACTGTGTGGGAATCAGACGATACGTCTATCCCACTTAAAGAAATTCATGTGCTACTCTCTCGCCTAAGTGTTGGCGAATGGACTACGGTGTTGGTACAAGATACCGTAGGTTTCGAGGTAGTAAAAGTAATTAACCACCAAGGTACTATCGCAGTGGAACGTGGTCTAAGTGGTACACCTGCTAGACGCTTCCCAGTAGGTGCGTGTGTATCTTTCGTCCCTAGTGATGAACTACTTAAAGCGATGATCTGCGAGACAGATTGTTGTGAAAATGGGGTGGATAAATCGTACGGTGCTGTCGCTGATGCTCCGAGTAACTTCGAGCTAGAGACATTACCTACGCACGTGGTCGGTGGGCTTAACGCGTTGTTAGGTGAACCTGCTGGCTTTATGAAAGTGAACGGCAAGAAAGTGCCGTATTATGAATAGGAGTTGTGTATGCAATTTTTTAATTTCAAAGATTATGCGAAGTCTTGGTCTACTTGGGTATTAGCCGGTGTAACTGTAACCCCAATCTTAGACGCTAACGTACAAGCAATCGCAGACTTCTTACCTGCTAGCTGGAAACCTTACTTTGTGACAGCGTTAGGCGTGGTAGGTTTAATCGTTCGTGCAATCAAACAAAAGGGGTAATATATGGCGTGTGGCGGTTGCGGCAGTGTTCGTGGTATGACTAAACCCGAAGTTGCCAATTATATCCAAGAACTGATCGACAAGCATAAATTGCAAGGCGGTCTAAATGACTGCGAAAATAACATTCTTCCACAAGGTGCGAAAGTTGTATTATGCGACAAGTTAGCAGACTTAATCTGCGACTTAATCAAAACCGAGAAAGTTTGTTTCCCTACAGTTGAAAGTCTCGCATACGACGCCGACACCGAAACATTAACGCTTACCTTCGGTGGTAAAGACTATACTACACACATTCGTGTACAAGGCTCAACAATTACTGGGTCTGGTAACCAAGGTGTGTATACTATTTCTCAAGATGGGAAAGAAGTCGTTACTATCGACACCGGTGTTCAAGACGTTAAAATCGAAGACGGTAAATTAAAAGTCGCTAAGTCTGGTGGTAAATCAGCAGAGTTTGACTTACCTAAACCAGTTGCTACGACAATTACCAACAACAATAACGGTACAGGCTCTATCGCCTATGGCGACACTACAATCAATGTAGTAACCAAACCAACAGTTGCTAAAGACAACAACGACGGTACTATCACTGTAACTAACAGCGATAACTCAACCGTGACTTTCAAGAAAGGTGAATGTGCAGACATTCGCGTTGTTAATGCCTTTGGCGATTTAGAGTTAGGCTTTATTCACTCCCAAGGTTGCGAAAACGCAAGCGGTGCATATGAGGACGTAGATGCCTTATTACCTGCAGTCGCTGAAGCACCTGTTGCTACCCCAATCCCAGTTGGTAATGCCCCACAATAATAGAGGTAACGAATGAAACAAATCCGTGTAGTTACACCTAAAGACCTTGGTCGCGGTATCAAGGCTAATGGTGCGAAGAAAAAATACGAAGTTGACCTTACCCAGATGGTCGACAACAAAACTGTTCGCGTAAACGAACAGGGTAATCTTGAAGTTATCAAAGAGAAGTGCGTACAAGTGTTAGACTTAAATAACCTTGTAGATGCGGAAAACACAGGCGCACTTAAACGTTTAGGCAGTACTTGTTTCTATGGTGACTTCAACGCTGCTGATGCACGCACTGCGATTGGCGCACCGGTTGATTTTGGTAAATTTGATGTGGAGAAATCACGCGCAATCACTGCTAAAGAAGATATTACTTCTGGTCAACAACTAGACTTTAATGGTTGGCAAGTCGCAACAGATCGTGAAGTACACCAATATATCTACTCCCGCGGTGGGGCAGAAGGTAAACAATCTGGTTGGGTTCGTTCAAACGAATCAGGTATGAACGCTGACGGTTCATTGCGTAACCCGGCAGACTGGGGTGATTGGATCTTCGAACTTAACCTTCCTGCACAACCAGCGCAAAAAGCCGGCTTAGATTGCGAAGCGATTGCTCAACTTCCACAAGAACAATGGGAGAAAGGTACTTCTATTCTCGCAAACAAAAACGGTAAGTGCGTACGCTTAGTTCCTAGCGAAAACTTCTTCCAAGAAATTGGCGTTGGTATCACAGCGAACAAAGTATCTGCGTACACAAACGAAGAGTTCGAAGTTGTTGTAACGGTATCTAACACCGGTGTAGGCAAAAACACTTTAACTGACTGGGTGATCACTAAACCAGTTGGCGGTGTGTATGACGTTAAAGATGTTCGCGTAACCTCTAACGGTGTAGATCGCGTTGAGACTGTGTCANAAAACACTTTAACTGACTGGGTGATTACTAAACCAGTTGGCGGTGTGTATGACGTTAAAGATGTTCGAGTGACATCTAATGGTGTAGATCGTGTTGAGACTGTATCTGAGTTTAACTACAAACTTCATGGCTTATCTAGCGGTGGTACTGCGATTGCTCGCTTTAAAGTTGTTCCTAAGTCTACAGGTACATTCCAGTTTAGCTCAACTGTTACACCTAACAGTGCGTTAGACCAAGATGCTAAGAATAACACCGCGACAATCACCTTATCCGCTACTACTAAGGCTGACCCTAACTATGTACCAAGCGTAGACTGTCCGTTGATTATTGCTACGGAGTTAGATAGTAATGCACAACTGGTTCAGTTGCGTACGGAGAATGTAGGTAACAACTCACTCGCCCGTACTGGTCTCGATAACTACGGTAACTTATTCGCGAATCGCGAGACACTAAAAGGGCTAAAAATCAGACTACAAAACGCTTCTACGGTAGTAGGATACAGTCGTGATTACCGTTCGTACAATAGCTTTATCATAAGTAATGGTCGCGTAACATCGGGTAGTTCAGTAACCGGTGATGATGGTTTAGCCTACGGCAACTATTTAAACTCGAGTGCAGACGGAATAAAATCTGGTACAGGCGGTTTTACCTTCGAAAACGGAGTGGTTACGATTACTGCAGATGTAGAGGTTTTCGCAATTAGTTGTCGCCCACAGGGTAGCAACTGTAAATGGCAACATTATATGTTATCAACTGCGACAACCCCAATTTCAAAAGTGATCACAACTTCCAATGTTACTGGTGGGAGTGTATCCATCGTAGATACCTACGTAGATGAGAGGGTTACTTCAGCTGACGACGTGTCGGGTATAAACGTTATACCAAGTAGTGTCACCGTGGTTAAAAACAAAAATATAAATTCCTCAGTATCTAGAAGTGAGCGCGCTACACGTGTACAAAAACTTGTGTTCCGTGTACGTGCAGGTACAGCAGCATCGCTAACCTACACCAGTACGAACAACTATGCAGTAACACATTCTGCTGGTAAAACAACAATCACTGAAAACAGAATCACAGTCGCAGCAGATGCTAAACCGACTGACTCAGTGAATACTAAATACATTCAAGTAATCGTGGAGTAATCTATGCAGGTTCAATTAGTATTAAACGGTCACGTAGTTGGCGCAGAGGTAAATGCAGTCGACCTCGCGAATGCAGTCGTGGCATTATTAAATGGTGACGCGAGTAATCGCGCTTTCACCGAAGCGTTCGAAGCGGTAGATCAGAAAATTATCACTGATGGTACAGCTCCTTTTATGCCGCAAGTTCCAGTTGGATATGAACGTTTCCAAGAACAAACCCCGTTCTTATTAAAAGGTACAAGTATTACATTTAATGCGGTACGTCATGGCATTCGCCCAATGCAGGAGCTTGTTACTACACCGGAACACAACGGTCTAGATGACACAGAGTATCATGGTGCACCTGGTACTAAGATCTATATCTATGCTACAGTGTGGAATCGCACTGACACAAACGAGTATGAATCTGACGGATTCACCCGCTTGGCGCAAAACGTATACGGTAAGGTCGTTGACGAGGTCGAAATCCCAGAGAGTGGTGTTGTTAAAATTCCTGCTGCGAAATACGCTCAATACGACGACAGTAGCAGAAACAAATACGTTGGGTATGGTACTGCTTACTCTGCTGAACACAACGCGTACATCTCTGGATACAGTGGCCCTAACGCACTGGGTAACCCACAAAGTAGTGGCGGTGTATAGCCCTAACTCAATAATAGGTGCTTTATGAAGACGGTAAAACTAATTACCCCATCTGACCTAAGCGATGACTTCAAAGTAGCAGGTGGCAAAGTCCACCTGTCTACTGCGATTAAACAATATAAAGTTGATTTCGCTGTAGCGAAAAATATTGCAACGACGAATAACCCTGTTGACTACGAACGACAAGAACGTAGACAACTTACACTGCATAGCAGTGGTGTCGGTAAGATTCACCTAGACTTTAAAATGATAGTTGATTCTGGCCCTAGTCGTACGATATTTCAGTTGCCTACAAATGTATTTACTCCACTTGAGCTTATCGAGTTTGCCTTCGCAGACGGGGGTACTATCTGGATAGCGGCGAAGACGAGAAACATTGTAGCGAACGGACTTAAAGCAAACACGCGATATATTGTTGATCTCGTCGGGTTCTTTGGGTAATATTCAGTCGCCAAATTAGGCGAATAATCATGGCCTGCGAAAGCAGGCTGTTTATAAACTTAGCTATATCTATAGGAGAAATAACATGGCTAAAACAATTAAAGTTGTAACAGAAAATGACATTGGTAAAGGTCTGAAAGTTGAAGCAGGTAAATTACTTGTTGAGATCGACGAAGGTACTCTTGAGTTTAAGGGTAACCAACTTGCAGCTAAAATCCCTACAAACAACGTAGACTTACGTGTTACCGGCATCGCTGCAGACCAACAAACCGGTAAGTTAAAAATCACCGTAGCTGATGCAGAGGGTGGTAACCAAACTGTTGTTGAAACTACCCTTTCTGACTTAATCGCGTTGTCTAAAAACTTAGACAACTTAGCGACTATTGACAACGGTGGTATCTACGTGTCACCTGCAAGCGTACAACAATCAGCTAAAACCGCAGCTGACGTTACTTTCCAATCTTTGGGTGGCGACACTTTAGGTTACGCGTTTGAATCTAACGGACAACGTGCACTTTAATTAACTTATAGCGCCACTTAGGTGGCGCTTTCTACAATGAGGAGCAGAAATGGCTAAAACAGTAAAACTGGTTACAAGCAATGACTTCTCGGAGTTGTTCACCTTGGAAAACAACGTCGTTGATGTTAAGCGAGATAAACTCTTGCAGATGGTCAAAGACGTTGCGAGTGAAGTTAAAGAGTACGAGCTTGAGGTTGTTTCGCCTGGCCAAGTTCAAATCGTCCAAGATACCAAAACTAAGTACCGTAAGCTTGTCGCTATCAATGGTGCTGGAGCTGGTATGGTTGCATTAGACTTTATCTGTCGTTCTAACCGTGGCCGTGTTGTAGCATTTAGAATGCCGGAAGGTGCGCCTTTACCTACACGTAGTATTACGACTAACGCAGGTAGTGGTATTCTCTGGTGGGACGCAGGTACTCGCGACATTATCTTCACTCAAATTGAAAACAACACTCGTATTGTATTGAACCTTTCCGGGTTCTTCACATAGGGGGGGGCGAAATGGACGCTAAAGACGATCCGTATATTGGGTTTGACCCGATTATAGACGGAGAAGAAACGTACTTCGACATTGAATCTTCCAGTTGGAAAAAGAAATGCTTTAAGCCTACAGGTAGCGTTGGTGCAGATTGTTCCGACGTTATCGCTAGACTTAACAGTGCCATGTCGCAGAACCAGCTTCTTAATGCGACGTTGGAAGAAGAACGTGCGAAGTTAAAAATGCGTGATCAGGAAATAGAGAAGTTAAAGTCTGACTTGTCCGACCTTAACAAAGCGTTATTGAGTAACTCGTCTGCGTGTGAGATACTCAAAGCAGCTCTAGAGCCTGTTGCGAGATTAAACAACGACGTGATCTATTACGCCATTCGTGAGGGCTTTAAGTGCGAAGGTCTGACACCTGTTGAGGTAGATGACCTAAGTGGTAGTACGTCACATACCGCAGTGTTAGATGTACTCCGTAATGCACCGCGTATGTACAATACAGAGGAAGCGTAAGATGTTTTGCAAAATTTTATCCGCACTTTTCGGGCGTGACACTCGCCCAGCACAAGTAATTAACTTAACGGTAAGTCTATTCTGGGTGTTTGCTTTGCAGTTGCAAAGTCATAACATCATGGCGATTGAGTTACCTGCACCTATTATTCTAAACAGTCTCGTGTTGTCTATTGGGTTAGGCATCGCTGCGTTGTTTAGCATACTAGGGTTAGTTACTACGGGTAGACCGCATCAAGTATTTAAGGCTTTTGGAATGGCGCTTGGTGCACTTACTCAAGCTATTTTGGCGAATGGTTACGTGACGGAGTTCCCCCCACTTGATATGCAGATCGTGGTCTGCACCGGACTAAGCGTGTGGTATTTGCTGGCCGTGTTCTATATATTTAAGTGTGAGGGGATAGATGAATGAAATTTCGCAACATCTAGATATTTTCGTAGTAGTGATTGGTGCAGCACTAGGCTCTTTTAAAGCCAGTCAAGAGTTCGATAAGGACAAGCCCTTTTGTAATCGCAGTATTGACGTAGCAATCGGTATCTTTGTAGGGCTCTCTATGGCGTTCCATTTCGGTGCGCAGTTTAGCCTTTGGTTAAGCGGACTTCTCGCAGTAGTAGGCGGGGCGAGTGGAGCAATGGTGTTAGAAGTGTTGATGCAGATGTTACCAAGTATCACGCGAAAGATTGTAAAGGATTGGGTTTCTAAAAAACTCCAGTAAAACAAAAACCCCAAGGTTATCCCATGGGGTTTTCTTCTATTCTCCTACCTGTTTGTTACGCTCAAACTCGATGAGCATTTCAATGTAATGCTTAGCCTTTTCTAAGTCAGTTAAACCGTTCTTAAATGGATAACGCACCACGTATTTGATCACGTTACCTTGCATATAACTTAAGTTATTCGCATTGATAAACTCAATTGGTTGAATGGCAAACTGCTTGTAGTGGTTACCACCTACTTGTTTCTCTAACGCAGATGTTCCAACTGATCCAGATAATGGGTGAATATTACCTAGTCTTGCGTCGCTTTTAACATTTTCCATAATTGTGCCCTTATAGTTTTGTGTAGAACGTTGATAAATGCTCGTCGTTGATTGAGCAGATATAGCTTTCACCGCCGAAAAGGTATTTACATTTTGTGTAACTAACCTGTTCTTCGCAGAGTGCTTTGTAATGGTTGTATGCGAACACAAAATCTACCGCACTTCTTGGGTCTTCTTTAGGTGGCTCGATGCCTTCGATTGTATTTACATTCGCAAGTGCTGCTTCCCATACACCTTTTGAATCTGGCTTGAATGTACCAGCTTCTACCATTTGTTCGTATTCTAGTTTAAGTGACACTAAGTCTATTAGTTTAACTAGCCCTTTCGCACCAAGGTTGTTCTCATGACAGATAAATAGTTGCCACTGAATTGCACGTTGTAGTTTGTTCTCTAACTCGTCCCAGTCATTTCCTGCTACGTGTTTAACCGGTGTTGCAATATCGCCTATATAGGCTTCCTGTGCGTCGTGCATTAATCCAAGCAATGCGATGTGTGGGTTACCCGTTAGATAATAGAGTGTTCTTGCCACCCACATACTATGACTTGCTACGTCCATACCGTAGCCGTTAAAACGTCTAACGTGACTTAGTAAATCTGCGATTTCTTCAACAGTAAACTTATAGTCACTAACATTGTTTAAGTCAATTACATTCCCTGTAGGTAAGGCCTTAATACCATTCAGCTTCATCGTTAAGTACCTCAATGTTGATCTCAATTCCGTGTCTTTTACAGAATTCTTTTATCTTTGTAATGCGATTGTTTAATTGAATTGGTAATTTACGCTGGTTATACACTTCGCGTTTATACGCTGCAGCACACGCTTTGCATCTGTACCCTACCTTACCCCCATGTTGCTTCTCAAACTCGCTGAATGGCTTCGTCTCTAAGCAAATAGGGCATCTTTTAGTTTGTTCTAAACACATAATAATTCACCTGTTTCTAAATCGTATACATCTAATTTCCTGTCTGTCTGGTCGAACTCTGTTCCTTTAGTGACGAATCGAACAAAGTCCTTAAGGCTGTTTAGGCTTCCGCTGCTATCTGGGTCTTGGTTCTCACACATCATCTCCCACACCTTCCATGCAGCAGAGATTTCGGAGCGCATCGCACCGACTATGACAAATTGGTCTGGATCAAGCTCACATAAATCGCCTGCATAGTTAGCAAGATAAACCCGTTTGCCAATTGGTGATACGTCGACAACGATCCCCAAGAATATCTCCAATGCGTCTTCACCTAAAACCGACCGCACTTTATTAATCACTTCTGGGTCAAAGTTGGTTCTTATAACTTCTTCGCCTAACGCACATTCCTTAAACGAACCACTGAATGCAAAGTATCTGGCGATGTCACCTACTTGGATCTTGAAAACTTTTGGTGCTTCAATCGTTGTGTAGTACCCGTAGGTACAGCGACGGTCTGCGAGAAGGTAACGTCCGTTATAAACTATTTGTGTCATCTCTTACTCCTGTGAATAAATTACGGGTATCGCTACCCACTCTGTTTGTACAACCGCACCTTTCGCGGTTCTGTATTCATACAACTGCTCAATTACTTGTGAGTTACCACTCACAACGCAACGTAGGCTCATTGTAGGAAAGGCAGAGGTTTCCTCTGCACTTTCTTCTTTCTTCTTAAATTTCGACCAATCTTTATTCATCGTTGTCCTCTACTATTTGATCTAGAGTGGACTTCACTAAGTCATCAGCCTTAATTGATAAGCAGTAAACTCTACCAGACGTTTGTGGTAAGCCTTGCGATATCACTCGTCTCGCACTCGCTTCAAGTAGTAACCCACGTTGCTGCAATGTATCTCTGATTGCGTTTACGCCAACACCGCGTTTGGCCAGGTATTCCTTCAAGGCTGTGGTACGTATGTAAACTATACCAGTGTCTTGTTCGTAGCGTACATTTAACGCGCCTTGTGGGAACAAACGAACCATTACTGCGCCTTCTGTCGTACCTTTGTCTGTTACTACGGTGTTACGTGTGTTCTCAGCTAAGAAGCTTGCAATCACATCAGTTGCGCTGAACTCGTAGGTGTCTTTGTTGTGACGGTTTAGTTTCACGATTTCGCAGAGCTTGTCAAAGACGGCCTGCATATCCCACTCTACTAAGCCCATTTTGTTCGCCAGTACACCGGCTACATAAATCACGGAGCAACCTGTGATCCAGAAACGTTCTTCTGACGTAGCTTCAAGCGTAGTACTGAAAGTCTCCGTGGTTCGGTCAATCATTTCTTGTACTTGAGTTTGTGGGATACGTACTAAGTTACGCAACCACTCTGCGCCTGCGACACCGTAGTTCTCGCGAATAGGTTTTTTAATTAAGTATTCGCCTTCATGAACTGACAACGTAGGCTTAGGTAATCTAAACTCTAATGTACGAGAGATTTCCGCTGCAACGTCTTCTTTCGCGGTGTTAATTCGGTCAATCAGGGAGAAGTTACCACTAGATAGCACCATCAACTGCCAAGACAGATTATCCACACGCTCACGCATATTTGAATCTAAGCGTCGTTTGGTACGACCTTGTGTTACACCGAGCAATAAGTCAGATGTCGCACGTGGGTCTAAGTTAGATAACTCGTCGATTGTTACAGCGATGTTAGTCCAGCGACCGAAACGTTCTTCAATCGCATTAACCGTATCTTTTGCGTTAAGTAGCAAATCGCTAGGGTTACCCCAGACACCATTCATCATTTCTTGGGTTGTGGTTTTACCGTAGCCTGGTTTGGTCATTAAGTGTAACCATATGCCGTTGTAGTTAGTAAACCGCATTAATGTAGAACCGAAACTACTCAATAAGCAGATCTGTTGTTCCACTGCGTTAATCGAACCTAGGCGACGCATGAGTTCTTTCCAACCTTCTAGTGTACCTGCTTGATCAAAGTAACCGCAGTAGTTTTTCACATTCGCATGGGGTTGAACTGTTACCACCCCGTCAGGGCGATAGAGCTTGCTACCTAACAAGAACTGTGGTTTATTGCCGTCCCAGCCGAAGTGTTGTAGTTGTCTTACTTCGTCCATTAATTCCTGCACCTCGTTTTGGTACGCCCTTAAATACATAATAAGCGTACCCATGTTTTTCTCAGAAATTGAAACTCCGGCTGCACCCAGTCTTTGCTTCAACCTATCCTGTGCGTACCAGTCCTTCATTGGGAAGGAGACTTCTTGGTACTTGCCACCTTGTCCTACGCGTAGTAGGTACTTAACCATGATATTCTGTTCGCCATCTATTACTTCGACGAACTTAGTCATGATTGGGAACATATCCCCTTTAAAGAAAACTTTCTCTACTTCGTTCTCTATGACCACTAAGCCTTTGTGTGTTCGCTTGTATGGGAACGGTGGCTGTGGTGTTGTCGCATCGCCAGACTTATTATCTCCGCTACTATCGCTGTCGTCACCGCCTTGTTCTGCGACTGTGTCTGTTCCAGAAGTTGTGCTTTCGCTTGTCTCTTCTGTAGACGTTGAGCTTGCTGGGTATTCCAACGCTCCGATCTCCAAGTTGTATTGCGGGATTTCGATTTCTTCATAATGCTCTGCGAGTTTTAAAGGGGTTTTTAATGTTTCGTCATAAAGGTAAGGACAACCGTCACACAAGTTACCGCACTCGCGGTTGAAATAAGAACAAGTTGTTGGGCCTACGTCCATACTTTCTAGACGTTGTAGTTTCTCTGTTGTGCGGTCTTCATCGAATCGCGTAGTATCAGGGAAACGTGTTTTATTCATTTTGCGCAAAGTCTCGATGTGTTTCTCTGCATTCTCACAGTATCTCATTACACCAAGCACACCGCGCCACACTGGCTCTGCGACAGCTTCTTTACCTACCAGCATATATTGACCTACTTGACAACGTTTCAAGAAGTACTTGGCGTGTTTAGGCTTGTCATCTTTGAATTCGCTACGGTCTTTCTTAACGTACTCAACTGTTTTAATCTTAATCGCTTCAATGTCAGCCTTGTGCTCAAGGTAATAAGGCTTCAAAGCGTTGGCGAAGTCTAGATAAGAAATACTGTCTGCATCACTAATAAGCTCTACCTTATGCCCGTTCTTGTGGTTAGTTGTACCGATAGGACGTAGGATACGTGCTCGGTCAGCCGTACACGCAGGGTCAGCTAAGAGACCATAGTATTTAATGATAGCGTCAAATACTTTAGCTAGTTTCCACCAGCTCGCAGCATCTAAGTCTGCGTTTAAAGGCCAGTATGCGTGAACACCGCGTCCGCTATTAACTACCATTGGGTCAGGTAGACCTAAGTCATTCACGAACTCCCAGAGTTTATCTATAGCTATTGCTTGTGTCGCATATCCTTCACCGCTGGCCGCTTTATCTTCGCCTACGTCTAAGTCTAACCAGAACGATCTAAAGTGCGTAGTAAAGTCAGCACTGCGAGAAAAGCCTTTGTATTGGCGACCTTCATATTCTTTATCGATGAAACTACGCTCACGATCATACCCACCGAGTGCCATGTATAATGGTCTGCCACTTTTCGCGTTAAGTTGGATTGTTTTTGCGAGTTGTTCAATCGAACCAAAGGTTTTATGTTTTGTTGTAATAGACGGTTTACCGTCTGGTTTAAAAATTGGGTTCCCTTCTGAATCGGTGCGTTGCACCATTACTGCCATTACTTTTAAGCCGTTGGAAGGTAGAATTTTAGAAAGATGTTCGAAAGTATTCATAATGTTGCACCTACTTACAAATGTCAGATCTTACTCTGCTCGAGGTGAATGAAAAAGCTGGCAAGCAGTTGCAAATAGATGCAACACTATGAATACTAAAAATAGAATTAGTTTGAATTGTCATTTTTATTCACCTCTTAATCTGAAAACACGGTGGCTCTGAAACCACCGTGTAATATTGTATAACAAATAATTTACTATTGTCTAGTCATCGAAGTTATCTAAACCTTCTGCTAGTTTTGTTGCTTCCGCTGCGTACTCTTCGCTAACTTCTTCGCCAGAAGTATCTACCACGTTAGGTTCAACTTCTTTTTTCGCAGGCGCTTTTCGCTTCGGAGCAGGTTTTGATTTCGGTTCTTCTGCGACTGGTTCGTCGTCAGGTACTTCAACCGGTTCTAATGCTTGTGGGAACGCATCTGCTAAGAACTCTTTCACTTCTCCTGGTGTGGCTTCTTTCGCCCACGCTTTAAGCTCTTCGTAGTCATACTCATCAGAATTTACTACGTCTGGGTGTTCCATACCTAATACTACAAGCTTAACTTTTTTCTTAGGTGCTGGAGCAGGTTTCTTAGCTGGTGCTTCTTTCTTCGCAGGTGGAGCTTTCTTCGCTGGAGCATCTGCTTGTTCTTCCACTTTAGGTGCTTCAGGTTCTACGTTTTTCACTTCAATGCGACCTGCTGAAGACGGATTGTTTACTGCAGCATTGAACGGCTCTAACATTTCTTTTACTTCATCGCTGTCTTTGAGACGTAAGATTTCGTCCATTTGTGCTTTATTCAGCGTCCAGTATCCACCTGCGTTGTTAGGTGCGATACCGAATTTCATCGTCGCTGTCGCCATTTTTGGCATCGGCATACAGCGAGTTACTACCGCTTGAGTTGGGATTGGCATCGCAGCACCAGTTTGTGGGTGACGTTGTGATGTTAATACACGCATATACCAGCCATAGCTACCAAAACGGTTTTTAACCACAGTGTCATCAGACAATGATTTATATTTAGGCTCTAACACAAACGGATCAGAGAATGAACCGTCTTCGTTGATCAACACACCAACAATGCGACGATATACACCACACATTTGGTTGCCATCTTGCCAGTTTTTACTAATCTTGTTGTAAGGACATTCTTTACAGCTATCGCAAAGTGGGTTTTCTACTGAACTATCTGGTGCATTACCGTCAGTTGAATGACAGTCAGGGCCATCAAATTCGCCGGTTTCTTTTTGTTCATCAAATGAACGTGCGTAGTGAATGCGAGAGTTATATTTGCGTTGATCTACTATAACGATGTCAACCTCACGACCCATGTCGTGTACTTCACCTTCACTGTCAATAAGTTCCCAGTCACCACTGTTACCCATAGTTAGGCGAGCTGCACGTTTGAAACCACCACCTAAACCAACTGTTAAATCTTTTGTTAATTCCGCGGCCATTGTTTGGTCGAACGGAAGGGCTAATTCACCCATATTTAAAACCATTAAATCAGACATAAGTCACTCCATAATTATTTAAGACGTCTTGCTTTTACTTTGCGAACAGTCGCTGTTTCAATACCGGCTGGTAAATCGAAGCCCTGTTTCAACAAATCGTTCAATGTTGTACTGGTTAAGCGTTTTTGTAAGATTGCAAACGCTTCAGTGTTACGTAGACCAGTACGTGCTTTTGTTTCTAACCCTTTCAGTACGGCTTGTACATCGTCGTTAGATAAATTAATTTCTTCCGCTAGTTCGTGAACAACGTCACCGTCAACTAACTGACCTGCTAAGGTCTCCGCGAAGATATTGCTGTATACTGGACCCCAACCTTCTTCGCCTACCGAGTAAACTGTCTCTGGCTTGTACGCCACAGAGAGTAACCCAGCGAATTTTAATTCTGATACGTTATCTTCCTGCATACGATATTTAAGTTCGTCTTCAAGAATAGATAACCGAGTTCTTGCTCTTTTTTCATCTGACGCTACGACTTCTAATCGGTCTAGCGTTTGTCGATATAACTGCGCGATTGATTCTGCTTTCGCCCCACGAATCTGCGCTCGTAGTTTTTCTAAGTTACTTTCCGTTACTTCGTCTAAGTCCATGCGATTTTCTAAAGCTGTCGCAATTTGTGCCTTTAACTTAAGTAAGTCGTCAGTACTGAACTGACTTAGTGGAAAATACTTAGCGTCTTCTGGTGTCTTAAACGCACTGTCTTTAACAACAATACGTTTATCACCGTCTTCTTCGTAAATGTAGATAAACTTACCTTTACCAGACATATTCACCTCTCTTGTTGTTTAAGTTGATACGAAGTTTATACTGTTTTAGATCTACTGTCAACAACATTTTTAAATTAATTTTGAATTTCTTGTTTATAAAGTTCCAAGAAACTTTGCTGTGCTTCGCTACCATTGGCTAGTTTAGTGTAAATCGCCTTCTCTAAAGGCGTCGCATAGATATGATAAATACCCATGTTGTTCTTCTGTAGCTTGGACTGAATACGTTTATTCGCTTGGTCGTATAACTCCAAGCTGTGATGTGGTGTAAACCACACAATCGTATCTGCCACTGCGAACTCTAAGCCGTGAGAAGTTGTTTTCGGGTGTGCTACTAATACTTTAACATTTGGGTCTGTTTGGAATTTCTTAACGGCTTCATCGCGTCGCTTACCGGTTACCCTGCCGTCGATCCACACTGAACCATACTTCTTGCTACAATGTTCTTGTAGTAAATCAACGACCGCCTTGTAACTTGCGAACACAATAACTTTGTTGTCAGTACCTTGGATAATTTCATCGAGTACTTTAAGTCTGCCTTTAGGTGGTAACTTAAGTACTGCACTGTCGTCATCGCCATTCTGGTCTAGTTTAACCACACCTGCTGCGGTTTGTAGAAGTTTAAAGACTAGTACACCTGCGTTTGCTGCAGTGATTTTACCTTCGCGAAGGGGAATAGCACCTTCATTTTTTAGCTTGGTGTAAGCCTTCTGTTGGTCTGCTGTCAACTCTGCTTCGTTGTACATCATCTGCAATGGCGGTAGGTCTAGTACGTCGTCTGCATTAAACCGAATAGCCGGCTGGAGTGCGTTGAACACTGTGTCTTCCCAGCCACGTTTAGGTAACCATTTACGTTCCCCCAGTTTGAACATGGTCATCGCCTGCCATGCACCTACGGTCTTAGGTACGCGGTGAGGTGCGACTAATTTAATGAACCCGTACGCTGCAACTGGGCCACCGGATAGTGGAGTGCCGGTTAAAGCCCAAACATACTTACAACGTGTCGCCATTTCGTTCATTACTTTCCAGCGATCAGAGTTAGGGTCACTGAACAAGCGAGCTTCGTCGATGATCAAAAGGGTCTTATCAGTGATGTAGTTTTCCCAAATATCTGCGACAACTTTGATACCGTCGTGGTTGATAATATGGAAGTCTGCCTTTTGTCTCAATATTGACTTACGTACCTGGCGTGAGCCACGTGCTACTAAAGAATAACGACTTGCGAAAATACCCTGTACTTCATCATGCCATGTCGCACAATTAGACACCGTACAACAAATAAGTACCTTGTCAATTACGCCTTCTTTAAGGAGATAGTCTGCCGCCCATAAACAGCTTGCCGTTTTCCCTGTTCGCTGGGTGTTTAACACGAACGCTTTAGGGTTCTGCGAGACGAATACCGCTGTCTCTTCTTGGTGCTTCATCGGATCGTAGACACCATGAAGCTTAGGGTATTCGTAATAACTGCGCATGGGCTCAAAGTTTTCTAATCTTGCGCCTAAGTTAGAAAGAATTTTAAATGTATCAACGTTATGTCGGACAGCCAACTTGTGGCCGTCCTGTTTATATTTAATACCTGCTTGGTCTAAGACGTCGGTGTACTTCTTAGGATCTCTCACCTTCAAGAAGATTGCTTTCTTATCCTTGACTACAAGTGCCATCTTCAAACTCCATTACTTCTAATTTATCTTTCCAGCGATACAACGGGCGTACAGTATCATCGTTGGAAAAATCTTCTAACTCGGTAGCTGTGGAGTATTCACCAGAATCATCCACTGCTTCCATTATCATACGCACCATTTTTTCCGCTAACTCTACGGTGTGGTCGTCTACCACCCAAGCAAATCCCAGTGCTTTATGAATACGATCAAGTGCATAGGCTTGTAACACCGTCGGGTGCTGTTTAGGTGTCGCCTTACACTCAAATGCGAACGGAACGCCTTTAATGATCGCCATTATATCGGGGATACCAGACTGACCCATGCCGTTTTGAACCGGCATGTAGTAGAAACAATCGCCACCCAGCGACTTTAAGAAATCAAGTAATTTCTTTTTGACTTTACCTTCCGGTGTTGCTTTAGCCATACCTTACCCCTACTGAACAATGATGTTTGAAGTACTTAACCCTTCGGTTGCTTTACTTACCGCATCGCGGATTTCGTCTGGCGATTTTCCTTTCGCCATCATACTGCGAGCTAAAAGTACCGCTTCAGCTTTAGTTTTTAAATCACCGAATGCAACGAAGTCTTTGCAATAGGTAATATCACGTAGAACACCTTCGTATGCGTCACCAATGAATTTCTGATTTTGATAGATCTCATTGGTTTTTAAGTGTTGAGCCATGGCGATTTCTTCTAACTGCTCTTTGGTCATAGACGTATAAGTTTTGCGGAACTCGTCCCAGTCGCTTTTAGCGAGAGCGTTGTCAGCCTTAATGAATTGATCTACGTGTTTGTTAAACTTGTCGCGTAGCTCTACTACAAATTCTTCTGCGGTTTGTTTAGTCATAAGTTTTCCTTATTTTTTATTCCAGAACGGACATGATTTTACTTGACACCACGGTAAGCCACCGTTGACTGTCGGTTTATTCGGGCGACATAATCCGCCAGGATTAGGTAGCCATTCGTTTCGCTCGGTTGCACGTGCTATTTTCTCAATATTGAACGTTAAATCGCCTTTCATTTCTTCAATGTCTTTGCGAGTAAACGTCAACCCTTTTTTCCCATTTACGACAGGGCTATATTCCATCGCATCTAGGAAAATATACGCTACCTTAATCTGGTTTATATGCGGATAGGCCATAAACGCCATAAGTGCGTATGTTGTTAGCTGTTTGCGGAAGTCCTCGTTATCCTTGACTTTACCAGTCTTGTAGTCGAATATCACCGCTTTGCGTTCTTCATGGTTAAGCACAATTACATCTGCCGTACCACCGTACCATCGACTTCTATAATCACAAGGTTTGAAATCCTTTGTGATCGCAAGTTTAGTCTCTGGTAACTTCTCGCCTTTCATCAACTCAAGTCTGCGAATGAATGGCTCGAATTGTTTTGTTTCTTCTGGAAGTGCGAGCTTATCACGAAGTCTGTCTTCCAACTGTTTATGCCAACGTGTACCGCGTTCGGTCGCTGCCGTCGACTGAAATACTACTTCTTTTGTAATGTACTTCGCTTGATACTGCTTAGGGCAAGTGTTGAATGTACTTACAGAAGTAGGTGACTGCGGCATTAGTTTCATCATAAATCCGCCATTTCTTCTCGGCTTAATGGATAGTTAGGCACTTCGTTGTGTACCCAACTTTCTGACCCATCGTATTCGTGACGGCTAGACCACGTACCGTCTTTCCACCAGATAAAACCAAACAGTTCTTGCCGACCATAGCCATTGTCATACTCACGGTCTATGTCATTGAGGAATGACTGCAACTGATAGGCATTATACCCTTCTGGTAGATGAAATAGTCGCACGGCTTTTATATGGACTGTTCGCTGTATTAGCTTTAGTTGTACTGCTTTTACTCTGGAAATATCTCCCACGTGTTCTAGCAGTTCTTGTTTTATGTTTATCTCACTCATCTTACGCTCCGTCGTGTTGGAGATTAGCGATAAAGTACGATACTTCTTTCGCTTGGCGAATACAGTCATCTAATGCGTTGTGGTTTGCTTCTTGGTGTGGAACTTCCATACCTGCGATTTTGATTAATTCGCGGATTGTACGAACTGAACGTAGTTCAGAGTAACGCCACGGGCTAGGTAAGTTATGATCTTCGTATAGGTTGTCTAAAATAGCGATATCGAAGTCAGGATCACAAGCCCATACTGCCACACGTTCGTAGCCTTCTTCACGTACAATCGTATATTCTACCCCGCCGTTGATAAACTCACCTAACTTATGTAAAGCGAATTTCACATCGTCTTTATCGAGGTTATGCTTAATTATTAAATCAAAATTAGCTGGGTTTTCTTGACACTGCTTGAACCACCATCGCAAAGTGTTTAACTCTACGTGACGATTTTCTTGATCAGATAGGTCAAGCTCACGATAAAACTCACGAAGAATTTTACCTGACAACGGGTCAAATTCTACCGCACCTATACTTAAAACCACTGCATTAACAGCGGTAGATAAAGTCTCAATATCGACCATAAAGTGTTTATTCATTGTATTTTACTCCTGCTTTTTTGCCAAAATCATATTCTCCTATAACTGTAACATCTGGCGAAGGTCTAACTTGATGTACGTATTGCAGTTTGTTACTTACTTCTCCTTTCTCTGTTATTTTTTGTAATGCTAGCATTGGAGGCTTTACATAACCATAACGAGACAGTTGCGCTTCCATACTAGGAACAAAATATTCTCCCCGCATTCCTTCTATGATGACCACGCTTTTTCCAAACTCCACGTCTTTACCTTCTACTTGTCGAAGGATAGCTCGTCTGTAATTTTCCAGAGCTAGCTTATGAGAGCGCGAATCTGCAACAAGGCGTTTTGCTGCAAGGTCGAAGTCAGATAGCTGTGTTAGGTCTTCTTCATTACCACCAGTTGATTCTGCTTCCTCATAGGTTTGTTCAAAAATGTCTGGCTTACATGGGTAGAACTCACCTTGTACACCTTTAACGATGTAGTCGCCATAGCTTGCCTGCATCGTACCTTCTAGTGTGTGAATTTCTGCGAAAGCGTTTGCTTCACCAAAGATACTTACTTGTTCGGTATCAATCCAATCTGGAATACCTGCTTCTATGTTTTCTTTGGTTAATTGCCATGCATCAATTACAACTGGTTTTTTGCGATATTTAGCCATTTTTAATCTCCTACTTATTGACCAAAATTTAGTCTACGCAGCACGGTGTCTAAGTCACCTTCTACTGTGATAGGTGTCTCTGTGTCGGTAAACAAAAACAACTGCGTGGTGTTTTGTTCACTTCCATTTACAGCATCTACAATAAAAATCGGGTTTATGCCGACATATTCCTCGCTACTTACCAACTTTAACTTAACTAATTTTGCCATTTGCTAATTCTCCTAATTTTTGTTTTGTTACATAAAGGCTACGTAGTCCTTTTCGTTCTGGGCCAAAGATGAATGCCACAGAACTGAAGTTATTGCCCTTGATTGTTTCGCCTGTCATTGCAGAGATAAACGAGATTCTTCCCATCATGATATAGACTACTGCGATGGCGTTCTTTGCTGCGTAGTGAAACCACTTGGTGGAGCAGTCATTCTTTAAAAGTGCTACGGTATAGTTACCGTTCGCAGCTTCTGCGACTGCTTTGTTTAAGAAAGGCTGCACGTTTGAATAAGGCGGGTTCAACCAACATAGGTTATTCTCACCCCACGGTGTTGCCAACGTGTCCTGTTGCTCCGTGATAAAACGTTCACACTTCTTGTTATGTTTATTGGCACATACATCTAATTTAGATAAGCCACTTGGAACTAGTCCTTTGTTTTCTACGTAAGAAAGAAGCCCGTCCACAATTTCTTGTGGCGTGGCCCATAGATCTTTGTGCTCCGCTTCCGTCTTGCTAGACTGATGTACACCTTTAGTTTCTGTCATTTATTCACCTCTTTTTGTTTGTCGCAGTTGCACCGACTTAATTAGTGCTAACTTTGCATTCTTTAGTTCTGACATTAAGAAACGTGCCTTCTTAATATCTCCTTCTGTTTCTATACCCAGACGGTACTCGCTAATGCTACCGTATACAGAGCTTAACACTAAGTCAGATTTGTCAACGTGAAGTACATTCGCTATATCGCTTAACAGATTGTCCGCACTTCTGTGTGCGCCTATCCGTGCTAGATCTATCTCTAGATTGAAAATAATCATTTTGCACACCCATAACGTTGAGCAATATCACCTGCACAGTCGAGTGGTAAGTCGTGATACCAGTCTCTTGATTTTTTCATCTGATACTGCATAATCTCACTAACTTCTTCCGCGAGTTCATCTTTACAACACACAATCACTTCATCGTGTACGGTAAGACAAATATGCGCGTCATCACGAGACCAGTTACGTTTCGCAAAGTCTTCGCGGATTGCAATCATAATATCGCCCATAATTATGCGGCATAGGCTCTGGCAACAATTTTCATCGCATTTTCCAGAGAACGTCTTTTCCCAATCAGGTTTCTTAGTCTGTTTATTCTTGCCCCAGAACCAAAGTTCTGGACCCATTTCACCTGGTCGAACATGAATATCTCGGTAAGTAAGATGTAATCCGTTAGGGAGCGCTATGCGATGGCCATCTGTGGAAAGAATATTGTCCTTACAGAAAGATATTGCTACACCGCTCACCATCGCTCCAAGTGCTGACTTACATTGTTTCCAACCACGTACAATATTACTCGCTGCGCTTCGGTAGGCATTAACGAAACTTTGTAATTCGTCGTCCGTAAATTCTTCTGAACGTTTACCCATTACTACTTTAAGTCCGTTTATACCTGCGCCATAGCCAAGGCCAAGTTGCTGTGATTTACCTACAAAGCGTTGCGATTTGTTCACTTCTTCATAAGGTATTCCATAGGTATTAGCTGCTGTTACTTTGTAAATATCTTTACCTTGAACTAGCGTATCTAGCACCCACTCCTCACCCCACATCCAACTATTAGCGCGCAGTTCTACTTGCGCCAGGTCGAAAACCACAAGCTTCTTCCCTTTCGGTGCTTTCAATGCGTCACGTAGACCCATTATATGTAGTAGTTCTTCATCATTCTCTACCACACCTGCACGCGCTAACTGTACCTTTCCGTCATCTAGCACTTTAACTACTACGTCTGCTTTATCAGCGTAGAACACCTTAGTTCCAACTGGCGTATCCTTGTCAACTAACTGGTTGCGGTTAAAGTTCTGAAGGTTAATACCGTCAGAACCGCCCCAACGTCCAGTATGCGCAGCGTAATACTCTAGTGGTATAGGAAGTAACCCACGATCTGACATCTCTAACAGTGATTTGACGCGTGTAACGGCTTGTGAGCTTTTGTTCCCAAGTCTTGCTTCTACCAACTCTACTACTGCAGGATCGTCGTGTTCAAGTAATTTTATAAAACCAAGGTCTTTCTTTGCGAACGCATACTTTGTTTCGCCCTTCGGGTTAAGCTTTGTCGGTGGGTCTACACCTAGCTCGCTTAATAGCATAGCGAATTTTGCGTCTGATCTTAGATCCTCTGTCGTAACTCCAACTTTATCTAGGAGCGCTTGACGCTTTTCATTAATTACTTTTTCAACTTCCTGCAGCACAGGTATATGTAGTTCAATCACAGGGAAGGTAAACATCTCGATCGTTAATGTCATGACGTCAATTTCCTTCGCTGGGAACTTACGCTCTTTCATAAACCAGTTATAAGCTGACCAAGTTAAGTCCACGTCGGTGATACAGTAGTCTGCATAAGCATCATACTCAGCTTCTGTGAAGTCGAATAGTTGTTTGCCGTCTGCATTGACAACCTCGTCACCTTTATTTAACGTGTCAGGTAAGTCTTTCATTTCAAACTTGCCCCATATCGTTTGACCATTGTCTCCGCGTACTATACCCCAGTTGTAACGGTTACGAAGTTCTTTCGTTACGTTATCTAAGGAGTGGCCGTCCCATAACTGACACGCTCTGCTCATAAGCATTGTGTCTGCGATTTGTTTAGGGTAGATATTATAAATCCAACCTAGTATTGCTGCGTCAAATCGCGCATTGTGTGCGATAACTCGCACATTATCCCAACCATAAGCTATTTCAATATGCTTGATCCAGTCTTCGATTTCGGCAGGTTTAAGCCATTCTGTCGGCTTGTTCCCCACTTTTACTGCCAGACCAATAATCTCAAACTTAGGATTGCGGACATATTTTTCAATCGTCATACCCTTAGCCGTTAAAGAGTACTTATCTTTCTTACTATAGTAGGTTTCAAAGTCAAGTGTAATTTCTACTAAGTCTTTCATTCGTCACCTCTATGTAATGGATTAACGCACCCTTCGTATCCACAGCTACATTTGTATGGTGGTGTAATATCTACACCGTCTTTTAATACCAGGTGGTCGTTATGCACTTCGCAGTTATCTAGAAACTCAATATATTCCATGTCTGCATCGTACGTATCGCCTCGCTTGTATGCCTTTTCGTAACCTTTGTCTTTGCATGTTCTTATAAAGTTAAGTGCGAACGTTGACAACTTAAATTGTTGTTTGATCCAGCTATCACTTTGGTCGCTGTCTCTTACTTCTTCTAAGTTGCAATGTTCTTCTAACTTCATTAAGAAGTATGGGTACATACTGGTGTTCATTTTCAGCATCTTCAATATGGTTGAATATGATACGTTAATTTCTACCGATAAGTAGGTTGCTTCCGTATGTACTACTAAGCTAAATAATTTCTTGTTAGCTTCCATGTTAGACTTGGTGTCACCACGTCTTACACGTCGCTCAACTTGTTTCTTTGCTGTACCAAGTATGATATGTTCTTTTGCAATACAACGTGGGTTACCGCACGTTGTTGTAAATCTTGTGTTCGCTGTCGTATCGGGGAAAAGTTTAATCCCTCTAACAGTTCGAATGTTTAGATTGGTGTATTTGCCATTTGTTAATCGTTTACATATAACTGGTGAGTTACCAGACATTGCACCTTTCCAGATTAAACATTCACCTTCGCGTACTACTTTAGCCTTCACTCGCTCCGCTAGACTTTGTTGCACTCGAGCCATTACGTCCTCTCTCTATGTTTACGAATTGTTCAAGCACGACCGCGATATACTCGTTCATAGAGATATTATGCTTACGTGCTTCTCGTTTAATTCTCGCTCTTAAGTTGCTGTCGATTGTTAATAAGAATTTCACGTTCATAATACTTGCACCACATCATTAATTTATGGTGCAAGTATATCATGTCATTTTACTGTGTCAACAACTTTTTTCAATTAATTACAACTGTCGTAATAATCTTCCGCTACAGCGTAGAAGTCAGCTTCCAGCTTCGCCCAATCAATATAGTTCCAGATGTCTAGATTAGCTTCCTCCGCACCTTTAATTGGGTTTTCAAGCCAGTCTTCTACTTGCGCTTCGACACACCGCTCCTTTCTAGAAGGTTCAGGTGGTTCTAGCATATAATCCATGTTCATAAGTACTCCTCTGGTAGTTCAGGTAATGGTTGCCAATGCGTAACTTTCATGTTTAACGCCCATTTACCATCTTCTATAAAGTTTTGTAAGATAAGTTTTTGCTGTCCTACTACTAGTACTACTTCACTTCTACCTTTAGCGTCTATCTCGGGTAGACGGTCTGTACATTTGATCCATTCCATTATTTAATCCACCACATAAATACACTATACGATACTGCAAGTGTTAAGCCTAACACCGTACCTACACAAACTGCGAACAACACTAACTGAATGATGCTCACGATTGCTTCTATTATTTCTTTCATTCTTTACTCATTAAATAATTTCACCTGTGACGTTGTACCATCTTTGAATGTGATGTCTACTCGCACATTTAAACACTTCGGTACGTCATCAAATACACCCATTAAAATACTCGCGTCAAAGCCATTCATCGCGGCTGTGTGTTTACCCCATGACACAAACCCTTCAACTGTTGCGCGGGGGTTGAACTTTTCATGATCAAAACCAAGCTGTTCAATTTTACCCACCTCTACTAGCTTATTTCGCCATGCTACAAGATCACCTTTCTGCATCTTTTCGCCACTTGGCTCAAACCAATACGTCAAAGTTCTTTCTTGTTTGAGATCTTCTCGGTATCTACCTTGCGATAAGTACCATTTCACGAACTCATCTAAGCTATCAGTCCGATAATGCAACACCTTACAGTCTTTGTTATCTTGCTCATATTGTGTCAACACACTGCCTAACACATTGAACGCCCATAGTGGAGCAAGGACAGCTTCTAAAGGCACGTCTACTCCTCGGTTTTCGATGATATAAGGCGTTGCCACCCAGTACATGGTAAGCGCGTTGAGAGGGTTACAAGCATGCCACAACTCCATGAGCTTTTCTGTCACAAAGTCGTTCATTTCCTGTAACTTAACTTCAGTAAATAGCTGTGCGTTTTCTTCCTTGTCTAGGTATACCTCACCGTCTGGCTTGCGACAGATAATTCCGAACTGGATATTCCACGCCCAGCGATGTTCTTTAAGCGCGGCTGCCTGTTGCTTTGTGATTGAGGTTACATTGCGTCTAGACAGACTATAAACACAGGTGCGAGGTATCATCTCGTTTCGGTCGCCTTTAACCTCACTTGTACCAACAACATTACACACCATTAGGTCTTTGATTTCACTTACAAGATAGCGCTTTATTCGTTCAGCGTGGTTATTCGCCACGCTTTTCCCGTTCTTACGTCTATTTTTGCTCTTTGCCATTGTTGACCTCGATGTTATTTCTCAAGAAACGCAATGCTTGTGTTGCTTCTTCTTTTGTGCGGAAAGCCAAACCAGCACTCACCAGCCCATTGTAGTAAACGTCGTTGTTACAATAGCTTGCATAGGCAACCGTTTTGTTTTTCATTGTATGAATAAACCAGAACTCTTCGTTTTCTTCTGGTATGAAGGCTTTAGGTAATTTAGGTTCAACGATGTGCCAGTTAAGGTCATTCTCGAAGTCTGATAGCTTCGACACGTAGGTTGTGCCGTTATCTTCTCGTTCGACAATATAGTCTCCGTATGACGTCTTGGCGATGCAATAAAAATCGCTTATGTTGTCTTCTAGGATTGTGTATCGCAATGGCAACTTTTCTTTTAGTGCTTTATCAAAAATATTTTCTTCCACTTCTGGGCTAGTTTCCGGTTCCTTATCTTCCCACATTGATACTATGTCGTGCGAAGATGTTAAGTTACAATATTCAGTTCCTTGTTTAGTCCAAGTTCTACGACCATCTTCCCCTTCTACGTACCCACCGTAGGCAAACACACCTTCAAGATCGCAGCTGTCTACGTATGCCTTAAGTCCGTTTCTTAATTTTACAGGTGCACCTCTTAGTGCTAATTCAAAGTAAATTTTTTCCATCTTAGATCACCTCTACTTTTATTTTGTCAATCTCACTTATAAAGTGCTTGATAATTGCGTATGGCTTAAACTCACCTTGTTTTTCTACAAAATTAAGTACTTCTGGTTCTAACCATTCGTCTACAATATAATTCACCGATGCTGTCAATACACCGTTTGGTAGTGTAAACAACGTTGGCGTATTATGGTATTCTTCATCTGTCGGCTTTTCCTTAAACCGTTCATTCATGGCGATTGTGGCTTCTTGTGTAAGCTTAATGCTCAAAGCACCTTCAACTAAACACTTCATTGTTATCTGCAAAACTTTCTCTAAGCCGTCTTTACCAGACGCTAATTCATTATTCGTTTTAAGACTCATTTTTACTCACCTCTACTAATTGTTAGCGTCCCAATCTGCGAAAATAGGATGGTCTGTATCGATCATCCAATCCACCAAAACATTTAAGTCTATTGGACTTTCTTCTAAACTTTTCACCTCTTTAACCAAGTCGTCCTCTACATAAAGCAGCGCTGTAAGACGTGTCACGTTGCCGTTTAAAATGGCATATAAAAACGCTTTATCGTCAAACCCATAAAGTGCAAAGGCTTCACCTTGCATATCCCAGATACCATCAAAAATATACTTGCTCTCGTCCCCATAATCGCAGTCAAGGCAAAACTCATTCCATAAGCGAATAACGGTACTTACGCCAAGCCCTTTCAAGTGTTCCACAAATTCCATATTACTTACCTCTAAACTCTTTTTGCCTTACAAATAAATTTACCACTCATTGTATAAACCGATTTTTCCATCACGTTTTTAATACTTAGTGTAATTAAAACCTTCTCTCCGTTATACGCTTTTAATTCGTCAGCTTTAAATCTATTCCCTTCTATAACAACCGCACCACTTTTTACTACGCGACAAACATCGCCATACGATATACCCATATTTACTCACCTCTACTTTTTTTTCTTGTATGTTGCGTTCATAAATGCTGATAACTGCACTTTGTTTTTATCTATCTTCGACTTTGCTTCTTCTGCAATATCAACGAATGCATAGTTATCAAGTTCAACTAATAGCTCGTCTAAGCACTTCTGCACCTGTTCAAAGCTACCACTGCCATCTTCTTGTAAATAACAATTATAAGCTTCGCACAACTCAACACGCTTTTTCTGCACTTCGCTTTTCACTAACATTCCAAACGGATTCACCCACTCAAAACATACAATAAAAGGGAAGTATGCCGTCTGTGGCACACGCTTCTCAGTCTTCATCAACTGTGCGATTGCTTGTAGTTTTTCTTGTAATTTTTCGTTTAGTTCCACACGCATTCTGTTACCTCTACCAAATTTCAATATCAATCATTTTGCACCCGTCAAGCCACACCTCAATCGTACGGATTAAGTCGTTTAATGCACGGAATTGTGCGTATCGATCCAAGTCGTTCATACGCTGCACCACGTCGTATAACTCGTTATAAGCGTCCTCTATTTTAAAAGCACATTCGCCACTAGCTTTATTTACTGCGTATTCATACGCGATTATTTCTAAAATAGTTTCAGACCCGCCTTGCTCTAACTCGCCTTTTTCGTGCAAGGCTAACAATATTTTCCCTTCCTCTTCCCAGAAATCACCGATCTTAATTTTCTTCGTACGCTCGCTCGCTACCCATTCCAGAAATAACGGTTCTGCGATTAGCTCACTTTCTCTAACTATAAAATCTCTACCATAATCGCCCATTTTCTCTTGTAGTTGTAACACCCATTGATCGTCATTTACTCCATCTCGCAATGCTGTTCTGTAAACATTGGTTAGTTGGCGTAATTTCTCAATCCCGTTCATAATTAATTCTCCTCTACTTTATGTTCTTTCAAATATTGATTTAGCCAAAGTTCTGCGGACGTAACATCGAAGAATTCGCCTTTGGTTATTGTATCACCCTCGGGTTCACTTATAGTAGCTACAAAACTACGAGAATAGGTGTTATACAAAATCATCGCGCGCCCATTTTTCTCCCCGTGTGTAAAAGGCACATAGCTATGTATATAGATCACAATCCCACCTCTACCGTATATCAGTATCAATTAGCCCACTACCTTGTGACCAGTCTTTCACCGCATCGCGTAGTTCGGACAGGGCGCTAAATCGCGCAAGTTTTATAGTTGTCTCGAAACACACATCACACAAAGCTTTGTACGCCTTGTCTAATCTTGCGAATTTGTCTGATTCAAGCATCATGTTTAATTCTTCCTTGGCAAGTTCTTCTAAGGCTGTTTCTTCGTTTGCGTTGCGGTATTTAGCGCCATTGTGCATCGCCATAAGTAACGCGCTCTCCATGATATATCCAACACTTGGAATGTTTACCATGTCTTGTTTTTTCATCGCAACCCATTCCAAGAACTCTTGTCGGATCGCTTCGTCTTCATTGATAACTAGCTCACTATCTGCTAGGTTTAGATTATCTAACTTAGCTGTCCAGCTATCACTTTTTACGCCATTCATCACAACTTCGTTGTATAGGTTAACTAGCGTTTGTAATAACTCCATCCCGTTCATATTAATTCTCCTCTTCTCCCCATAGCCCAACAATGTCATAAGGAGACTGCTTATCATTGTCTAAATAATTACCTTCTATCCCCCAACGATGCAACGCTATATCACTCATTACACCGAAAACTGGTAGGCCTCTAATCAGTGGGTTATCGCTTTCTGAAATCTGAACATTGTAGACTTTTTCTCCGCCACGTGTTCTTAGTGGTAGCCCATCTCTATAAGCCTTTCTAATTGTATCCTCAAGCGATTCTTCCCATAACCCAACGATATCAAGTTCGTCCTCGTCGCTACCTAACATATATCCACCGTCTAGCGACCAGTACTCCTTAGCGTGGTGAAGTTCACCGTTGCGCTTATAAATGAAGCCTAATAAGGGATACTCTGGTCTCAACCCACCACTAAAAACCAATTCATCGGGTACTTTAAAAATCAACTTCGCTTTTCTTCCGTCTCTTAATTGTACTGGCGCACCTACCAAGGCTTTTTCTAAATTAAATGGTTTCATAATTAATTCTCCTCTTTGCTTGCGTTATTCCATTCTTCCAACCACTGTATCAACTTCAACGTATCTTCTCGGTCTAAGCTAAATCTGTCGCCTTCTAGTACAAACCTACCTTCTTCGTCTGTGCCAGCGTAGAAACTCGTAATTACTTCGTTACCGTCGTCTTTTATTAAAAACTCCGTGAATCTATCATCGGTGTGGCTCATTTGTTACCCCTATTATTTTCTTCTTCAGTCAAAATCTTCACTAAATCTACGTCGTAGTCATTTTCTAGACCACGTAACAACTCTTTATCAATGTCACCTTGACCTTGCAAAATCTCCGCGAACACCTCGCAACAATCGTCAGTCGATAACTGGTTATGTAACCGTTCACTGTATCTAAATAGGTGCATGAATACGGCACGCTCTAAGCCTTGCCATGCAATGGCATTTAAAATCTCATCTAAGCCTAATTTCATCATTTCTGCTACCCTCTTAATAAGCCACGTAACAGTCCCACACTTGACCGTCAAACTCTCGTTTACTATAACGATCCGACTCCGTCGGTAAATTAAGCTCTAACCACTCTTCCACCTGCTCTACAATAATGTTGAGGTCTTCTTCTGTTAATTCTTCGTCCCACTTGTCGCCTTGTAAATATGCGACCTGATTAAGTAAGTATTCTCCGTAAATATAGACCAACATATTGGCAATTCTACAAGGCTCAATAGCTGTCGTTACTTCACCAAAATTATCATTCTCATAGGTGTTCACTAATCTAATCGCACTCCATACTCCCACGCTCTCACACGCTTCCTCCGCTTCATCGTCATGGATAAATGTTTGTTCTTCATTAAATAGGTGATTATGTAGATCGCACCCATAATTACGTTCACTTTTCCTTCCCTGTCTGCGATGGAATCTTTTAAGTGCCCTTTGAATAGTTGTTCATTGACGTACTCCGTGCCGTCCATGTCAAGTAGTCTTACTTCGTCTTGCTCGGTTAAGTTCTTGCACTCTACCGCTACAATATATTTTTGTTTCATTTTTAAAATCCCCCGCCTTATTCTTCCCAATCCTTCAACATTTCAGGATCGGCATCCAACTTGTATTCGTTCCACACTTGATCCACCTCATCAAACTGCACACCGCCACAATATCCTCCTGTAGTTATGCCTAGCCCGGCACGTTTTGCGAAATCAATCAGTAAGAATTGCACCGTATCCCACAGCTGGCTAAGTTGTGTTTTAATCTGCGCAACATCTACGCCTTCTTGCGCTAGTTCTTCGCGGTAATAATCTAGCGCATTTTCACCCATCTCCCCGTCTAAATCTTCCACGTAAAGCTGGAAGCCTTCATAGTAGCCGTATTCCATTTCTACGCTAAATAGCTCATCGGTAAGGTATGAAATAGGGTTAGCCTGATTAATAAAGCTATTTACCTCTGCAACAAATTGACCCGCCCAATCTGCTAGATATTCGTCGATCTGTTCTTCATCTTCGCCCGCTGGAACAATACCGACGGTTAAACTTTTTGTCTGTGTTGAAAAATTACAAGCACTCATTCTAAATTCTCCTATTATTTTATGTTCTATTTATAAGTTGTCTTCCGGCGTAAACTCACGCATTTTCACGCATAACCCATATCGACTATCAAAATGCTCATTGCTTCGACATTCATCGTCGCTATTTGCGAAGCGTGCTTGCTTCCCTGTGTTTTTCTGGTAATCAGCTAACCACTCCTTATCCATCGCTTGCACCCCGACAAACACCAGCCCTGCGATAGCTAAAAATGGCGATAAATATTTAAGCATTGTTTTGCTCCTTGCACCATTTTTCATAAACTTGGTGATTCTCCTCTTTCATAAAGTCAACCAGCGCATCAATATCAATCGGACTTGACTCAACACTGTAACAGCTTCGAAAGTTACCATACCCGTCTAAATATACTTTGTCGTACCAGTTGTCTACACTACCAAAAAATACTTTACGCGCAAGTTCCACACCGTCTTCGCTATACAATTCTGCGAAATCTTCGATGCTGTCGTATATAGTGTCGTCTTGTCCGTATTGAGCGCACCACTCATTCCAAAGCGGAACTAAGTCATCAAAGCTCATTTGTTCTAAGTGTTGTTTAAAACTCATAATGTTCACCTCTCTTTTGTTTGTTAATAAATTTTATAAAAAGCCGTAGATATGCGAAGTGCACCTGACCTATCTCATAACTAGACCATGCGACTAAATATAAATACGACTTTCGAAAAATCTACTTGTCTGCTTTTTATTTCCGTGTTGTTAAAGAACAATGCCATTTTATTTCACTAGGTGGCTCCCCTTGTCCTTCGTACCGAAGGAATCGATAAGTGTAGCGACTTCGTCGCTCCCCTTGTCTTGATGTGGTCATTATACTACTTTTTTATCTACTGTCAAACTATATTTTAAAAATATTTCAAAAAAGCAACTGTTAGCTTAATTTTTGAGCAATTACGAGTTAATAGGTTTTTTGCATCATGAGAAACACTGCGAACAAAAAGAAAATTAGCGGAAAAAATAAATTAAGAAAAATGAACGAACGTTCACACGGAGACTAGTGCTACACGGATATACAGTATTTCAGCGAAAATTCGCAAAAAACACCGTTTCCTGTGAAAAATAACAAAATGGGAAGCTAAACGGGCGCAAAAATTCACGAAAAAAGCGTCGTTTTTACATGGAAAACTCAATTAAATCAACAACTTAAAACATTTTTAAATTATCGCCGACCTGTAACGCCCACAATTTTAGAGGAGAGGGGGTCAGCTCGGAGTCGTCATAACGATAAAATAAAAAAGCTTCCAAAATGTGACATAAAAAATTTCGCTGTCACTCACGGCGAAAAACACAAAAAGTCGGCCAGAAGGTCCCTTCGGAAAAACTGCGGGCAAAACAGGTCGACGATAAAATTTAAAGATTATGACGTCTTTTTGACCACTGCGACTTATATATATATAATTATTATAAATTATTAATATATATAGGTTTTTTAGCCTTTTCGCCTTTTTGTTTTCGCTGTTTTTCCTCAAACAATTTTAAAATATCATCGACCCATTTAGCTTCCCATTTAGCTTCCCAAACTGTACAAAAAATGTACAAAATCAACAGGTCGACGATAAACTAAAAATGTTAAAAGTGACAAGATTTGTGATTTTTCGTGATTAGAAAATTTGTTTTTTCGTGTTGTTTCGCAGAGATCCAAAAAATCAAAACGGGAACGCTATAAATTAAAAATGTTTGGTTATTTTTTGTACGATNNGGTGTGCTGGAAACTGCATAATTATTCATTTAAGGTTTTGCCTATCATGCCTGCACACCGTCGATTGACAAAATCTATCGTTATAAGTGTTTGATTTTACTGGGTTTTTCAAGGCTAGACTGGAAAAATGCTAAAAATTTCGGTGTTTTCTTGAATTTTATCTAATGAATAGCTATGCATAATTATGTATTCACAGGGTGTCCAAGCGAATAATTATGCAGTCGCTGTATTTTTGTGATGCCTGAATTGAATATTATCTAACGAGGTGACTATGTTGATTAGATAATTTCTAACGAGGTGACCATGTAAATTGAATAATATCTAATGCGGTGACTATGTTGATTAGATAATTTCTAATTCTGGTGCGAAAGACTGAACGATTTCTAATTCGGGCGCCGAAAACCGAATAATTTCTAAAATCGCTGGGTTTC